ACGTAGCAGGACTCCCAGAACGTAGCAGGATTCCCGGGACGTAGCAGGACTCCCAGAACGTAGCAGGATTCCCGGGACGTAGCAGGACTCCCAGAACGTAGCAGGATTCCCGGGACGTAGCAGATTCGCCCAAGGTGATACCATGCATGGTATAGGTTGCCATTCTGGTATTAAAGGAAGCATTTGACTCTCATACCGAAGGATGATATACTTGAGTCAAGGTCGGAATTCAGATAAAGGAGGTCAGAAATGGGAATAGATTTCGCCACTGCAATTCGGAGCCAGATTGTCCAAATTGGCTGGCCGGTCTTGATAATTCTGATCGGTTTGGTCATATATCTAGTCAGGAGAGATTACCGTGTTTAAGAAATTGGACGGAAATAGTCTGATTTCGCTCATGTTTCGAGTCGTGAGCATGATTCGAATCAAGCGGAATCCGGTTACGTCCCGACCGTTGATCACGAATATTTGGACCCAGTTACTCGCAAATCGTATTTTGACGATTCGCGCGGAATGGAAGCAAAACGGAGTAAAGGAGCCTATTCGGATAGAATTAGACAACTTTGCTCCGACTCGTGACCCAAAAACTGGAGTATATGATCGAAATTTGACCGAAGATATCCGAAAACACTACCAAATGGGACTACCAGACTCCGAATTAGCCGTTAGGGAATTCGGATACCTGTTGTCCTATTTCACCGCCTGCTTTACCACTGGCAAGCTCCCGACTCCATCCAAACCGTCAGGACAATCTACAATTATGGCAAAGATTGTCCAAATTTGGCGAGAGGAAGCAGGAGTCAATCCGAATTGGATCGAAATTGTCAGCAAATCCGGAGTCGTGAAAAGAGTTAATCGAAACGTGATTGACTCAATTCAGACCGTATTTGTCGCAAATTTCGATGAAATTGTGGAGACATGGGATACCGGAGATTCTCGACAAAAAAACTCCGGAAATCGCATCGAATGGCTCTAAGCTGACCTAGTTACTCCAAAATCTGAATTCCGACCGAAAGACTCCAGATTGTGCCAACACGGGCAATCTGGAGTTTATTTGTCAACAATCCCCCGCCATTTCCGACAAAATTGATCCGAATTCGGTGGCCTGGCCGCCCTGTATACCCCAACGACGTCAAAAAAAATTTCGAAAATATTAACGGTCTGTACGCTGGTGAATATCCTCGACAAGGTCATTCAATTCGTGCCAGCTGTCGAAAAGCCTTTGTATTAGATCACCAACATTATTTTCATCTGCAAAAACAGGAATAATTTCGGGGCAATCCGGACCGTTGAGTAGATCAATTATATCCTGCAGCGTCCATTTCATTTTATTTCACCAGATAGTTTTCTATTGGAATCCAAGTATTATTAACTTTTACACGACAATTGACAAGTGAAAAAATCCGATAATAATGTTCTACTTGTAACATGTCTGCTTTCGTAGCGCATTTTATTTGGTCTAGAACAACAACAATTGAAAGCAAGAGTACAATTATAAGTAAAATTCCCAATATGGGGGCCAAATCTCCCCACAGGCTTCTCATTTCTGCTCCCTTTCATAACTTTTCAGCGTGTTTAAAATCATTTGAATATCCTCTTGACTCAACGTAATCGTGCAATTGTTGCGATTGAGAGTCAAAAAAGTTCCTTTACTCGTTGTAAACGCATCGGCGGTAAGTCCGTTTGGTGTAACGATCTCCCACAACGTTCGAATTCTCTCTTCCATGAAATTTCTCCAATTCTTTTTCTAATAGACGCAGTGCGTCATCCAAATCTTCGGCTGTAACAACAATATTTCCATATCTATCGCCGGTTTTTATTCGATAGCCTGCTGACCAATTTTCATAATTGTGGTATGGGCGCGTATTGAAGAATTCAAAACCGCCAAACATTTCAATGGTCACTATAATCTCATCATTTTTCCACATTTGTGTGGGAAATAGCCGGCGAAGTTTTCTATCAATACAGGTAAGTTGGTCCCACTTTTTATTTGGCATTCGATAACTCCTTGTTTATTTTGGGTAGATTTTTAAACCCTTGTTTTTCCTTCGGCGGCCATCACTCATTCTGGTTCACTTTCAAACATATCATATCTAGTTTTAGTGTACCATTTTTTATAGCCCTCAACCCAGGTTTCTGAACCCTCAGCAGAAGGTTTCAAATTATGTGGTCCAAAAGCATGGGGCAACAAGCCGGATAAATTATGATAAACTATGTTATCTTGAGCATCAAAACTGATAATAGTCATGTTTGGATTGAGTTCATACTCCACCTGTCTACAGGCACCACAACTCGTACCGCCATCTTCGGTGACAATAACCATATATTGAATATCTTTAAAGCCAGCAGCTATTGCATTGTAAATAGCCACTCTTTCGGCACACATGGTCAATCCATAGCTTGCATTTTCCACATTGCAGCCACCAAAATAAAGCGCCGTACCAAATTCTGGATGAATGGCAACGGCACAAGCACCTACTTTATAATTTGAATATGGAGCATACGCTCTTTCTCTGAGTATCTTAGCGAGCGCGATGGCAGTGTGAATTACACTTGCTCTATGATCTTCTGTATATTTTTCCATGCCTTTTTAGCCCTTTCCCCTTGAAAATCAAAAGTGGTTTCTTCCGTATAAATTCTCAAGAATGTATGATCTAGCAACTCAGATATTACTATTTCTACTGCTTTGATCGCATCTACTTTCAAGTAGAATCCACTTCCTAGATTAACAAATTTCATTTCCCTCTCCTAAGTCATTTCAAAACAAATATAGCTGTACAGGCACCGAGTATGAAACCACATATGCCTACTATTACAAGTAGTACCAAATAATAGAATTGGGGCGTTGCACATCCGTATTTGTTTTCGTCCATTCCGCCTCCTTGACAATATTATACCATACTTTTGAACTATTGTCAAGTATCGTATAGCAAACATCACAGATCAAGCAATAAGCCACTTGATGCTCACATCGACCATATTTGTGTGAATATTTACCTATTTCACGCCTTCTAAATGTTATGGGATTAGCGGCGGCAATCCAAACCAGTCTATAAACTTTGGAAATAGTCCATATTCCCAAAGAACTTCTAACGATAAAAAGGTTAGAATTAGAGCTCCAAATATAATTACCACCGTTTTTCTTGGACTAGAGTGCAGCAAGCTTAGCAATGATGGATGTCTCTGTGATTTGGCTGCCGCCGCCTCGACTTTTTTTAGCCGACCATTTATTGCTTTGACCTCATTATGTGTATCTAATGCAATAATTAATGACATCTTCTTGAAAAGTTTATCTGATAATTCTTCTCCATTTTCTAATGATTCATGCAACTCTTCTATTAAAATTTTAGTCATATCGCTTTCTTTTAATTGTTTTATATTATTCTCTTCCATAATTTATCCTAGAGCATTTTCCAACTCTTTATGTAAAAGAATGGCCACTTTTTTTGAAATTTCTATGGTATCTGTAGAAGGGGGTTCTGGTAATTCTAATATACCAGCATACTTATATAAATCATCCTTTGTGCCATTGAAATAATTCAAGTCAATAGAATCACTTCCTACGCCATATTTAGAGCCAAGATTATTACCATCTGCTGAATACTGCCACAATTTCCATGTATTCCAACCTGCTGGTTTAAACTTTCCATCACTCCAAGGCCCTGTCAAATCTGGCTCAAGATTCGAATTCAAAGGTCTATAGCGAGCACACCATAAATCATAATTACTTGCCCAATTTAGATTTCCTATCGCCAGATTCCAGAAAGAAGCTCGTGTATAAATAAGCGGTTTTTTACCAGTTTCTGCTTGCAAAGTATCTAGAAAAATTTTCAGCCTTGGAACTAGAATACTTGCTGGAATATTGTTTGAAGTTTCTACATCAGCTATTGGAGGCAGGTTCCATTTCTTATACTTGATTAAATTAGCAAAAAATTCTGCTTGTGTGCGAGGGTCTTGATTAGCTCGCCAGAACCAATAAAAACCTAAAACATCAAAATGCTCTGCACATTTGTCAGAGTTTATCTCAAATTTATAGTCTGCGTATGGTATGCCAGTAATATAATTTATACTGCCTGCCCTTATTATAACACCATTTAGGTCTTGATTGCTAAATTTCACAAAGTTAATGTCTTTTTGCCAATGTGAAATATCGGCTAATTTTGCATAGTTAAACATTTTATCTCCTTTTAGGCTCTCCAGAACTTCACTCTATCTCCATAAAGCATGTCATCAACGCCGTCATTGGTAGAAAATCTAAAGAATTTAAAGTGAAATAGATTAGAATTATTTGTGGTATTCTTTCTCTGACCCAGTCCTATGCCATCAACCGCCCATTTTCTTGTAACGTTATCTACATCCATCCAGTGATACCCATCAATAGAATAGCCAAAATACCATGTAGTTCCAGATTGACGTAATCTCAAAAAGTAGCCAGGTTCATAGCCGCCTGGTCCAGTAGTTCTATTAGACAAAGTACTATTCCAACTATTATATTGATTTAACCATGCTGCCCTAAGACCAACAGAGCCCCCTCTATAAATTCCCCAAATAACAGCATCTGATGTACTTAGATTTGCTGTGTCTTCTAAAATAAGCAGTCCCCCAATATCATCGCCAGTTGAAGCATTTAATGCGCCTACATATGTATAAATTACAAAATCTTGATCTGTTATATCTATAAAGATGCCTTGCCCGTCATTTACAGTTCCACCAGTAAAATATAGCCCGTGCTCAGCTTCATTTACAGTGAGAGTGCTAGAAACATCCCACTCTGTCCATAAGCTCGTGTCAAAAGAGGCATCATCAAACTCATCATCATATGAACTTGGAGACGCTGGTGGGGCCTCTGGCATCCAAATTGTAAAATCGCTCTCGCCTGGACCGCCTCCACCTCCTCCACTTATAGTAATATCTGCTGTATTTTCACCACCACCACTAACAGTAGCGCCAATGAAATTTAATGTTGTAGCTCCTTGTACCTTTAGAGTACCAGATTCTTTTACATTAATTCCACTACTGGTGGTTTCAGTAAACTCTAATGCATCTCCTGCAGTATTAACTCTAACAAATTTTGAGGCGTTTCCAGAATATGAACTAGGAGTATCTGTCAAGTCTAAAAATGTAACAGACCCTTGAGTTATACCAGATGCTATAATATTTCCAGCAGAAGTAACAGTTAATACATATCCAGCTGTCTGCCCCTCTGCTCCAATATCTGCAATTGTAATTCTTGTTCTATTTTCCATTTTAGCTGCCTATTTTTGTAATTTCTACATATGTATTCTGTCCTTCTGGACCTTGTCCATCAAGATTTACTGCGGTACCACTATTCTGCCAAACCGTTACTTCTATGTAATCATCGGCATTAAAATAATTCATTGTTGAGACACTTTGTGAAAAGTCCGTACCGCTCTTTGTTGGAGTTCTAGAGTATGCAATCGTAGTTGTTGCATTTTTTAGAATCAAAAGCCGGCGCTCCCCAGAAGAATTAGAAAACCACCTAATCATAGAGTTTATATGATAATACCCATCTTCAGGAATTACTATCCTTGTAGGATTTGGACTAGATGCCCAAAAATCATCAGTATCAAACTTTTCAGAATCCCAGGAAATATAAGTATATGTACTATTTGGAATAGATGGATCGCTCGTTAGAATAATTCTGGCACCAATAAATTCTAATTCTACTGGAATTTGAAGTTTTTGCCACTCGATAAAAGTATTTGCAACGCCCGATAAACAATAATATTGTCCACCGCCGCCGTTTACAGTTTTAATAGCATATTCTTGATCTTTTGTAAACTCTTGAAGAGTTTCTATAGAAAGGGTTCTAACACCAGATGTAGTCCAATACCCCGATTTATATATAATCCATGGAGTATACCCTTGAAAAAGTCCAACTTCAAAGGAATTAGATGATGGTAAATTTCCACTAACAGTTACTTGAGCATGAAATCTATAATATCCGGTTTCTGGAACTTTGAAAACATGATATCCATCATAATAATAAGTTCCATCATCAACTGTATCAAAATCCTTATTATAGCTTTGCTGATTTCCATTATGCAGGTCATTCCAACCTGTTCCAGAGTGAGAACTATTAGCATTCAAGTGCCAACGAGCCCCCTCAAATGGATTATCTGTAACAACAGTTACTGTAACGGCAGTTCCAGACGCGGTCGCTGTAACGCTGTTTCCTTTGAAATTTAATGATGTTATTCCACTAGCAATTGGTACATCTTCATCATAAGCATCAATAGCATTTCCGCCATTACCCGAACCAGTTCCACCACTAATTGTAACTTTTCCATTGCCCTCATCGGTTACAACTACCCCCTCAAAATTTAATATACTAACATTTTGTGCTACAGTTGAATCATTATCTTGAACTTCGAGAGATAAAGCTAGAATATTTTCTGAGGGCACGTCTGTGTAGTATTCAACAACTAATTCGTCGCCTGAAACTGGAGAGAATAATGTATGAAATCCTCCTGAAGTAGTCGTATAGTTGTTAGGTTGTTGTGTCAAACCATTATAGTGAACAACAAGAGAACCGCTAGCAGGTGCTGCAGCAAGAGTAAAGTTATCGCCCGCTGCTGGAATTTGTGATGTTACGTCTTCTAAAATATATGTATATGGACTTCCACCACCGCTGCCACCCGAAATCAAAATAGTTGCCTTTCCACTACCTTCGTCTGTAACAGAAACGCCGCCCTCGAAATTCAAAATTGTTGCACTAGAAACTTTGGGAGTGTCATCTTCTTGTATCTCGATCTCACCGCCCACAGTGCCAGGCGCATAAATTGTACCATCAAATACCAATGCTTGACCAGATGCTGGAGCTATGCCAGAAATATCGTCTCCACGAATTTTTACAGCGTCGTGGCTAAGATCAGTAATTTCTGATTCTGTATGAGTATGACCTTCTGCCGCAAGTCCTGATGCTGCTATTTCAAGGTCTTCATTACCCCCATCATTCAAGACCGAAATCACTATATTGGTTCCAGCTGTGATTTTATCCTCTAGATAACCAGCTGTAGTATCATTTACTGATACTTTTACTTGTTTAGTATCAGTTTCGCCTCCTCCACCACCAGAAGCAGTTCCTGGTGCATAGGCATTTCCATCAAATACTAACACTTGACCTGATACAGATGGTGGCCAGCCCACAACATCAATTCCTCTAATAGCAACAGCATCATGAGGGGCATTTTCTACATTTTTAATTCTATAGCGGATTCTGTTTAAATTATCAACTAAAGAAATACCACTTGATGGGGGGTCCCATGTCTCTGCCTCTGTTGTATCATAAGTAACTTTACTCTGAATTAATTGACCAGTAAAACCACCAAGAGGTATGCCGCTACCACCATATTCTCCAGGCACACCGCCCAAGTTAACACCAACAGTAAACCATTGATATTTATTCGCTCTAATTAGTTGAAGTATTTTATCTTCGAGATTTGTAATAATTGGCATTTATAAATACCTCTGTGCTTCTAAATCAGTAAAAGTTATTCCAGAAGGAAGTAATGCAAGATAAGATGGTACTTGTGAGCCTTGAGCCATTCCGCTTACTACGTGTACTTCTATTACAACAATTCCTGTGCTTTGATCTGGATACTGCTCGCTCGATGATACTAAGATTCTTGGTGATTCTGGGTAGTCTACTCCAATTACATCATTCATAAAATAACCGATTCCAGAGGCACTGTCCCACCCAACTGGATACATTGGATAGCCCTCATAATAATGAATATTACCCTTTCCGCCTCCAGACATAGTTTTCATTTCAATATAAGCAGTTCCTAATTCCTCGCCCCACTCATTCAAATAATGCGCTATTTTAGCATTTTGTACATATGTTACTGGACCATTTACAGAATAAGATATACCATTTCCACCAGAATATTCTGCTATAGCATATACTCCTGAACCCATTATGAGCCTACATGTTTTATATGCCTGGCCCCCATATTTAGATAATGAAGAAGTATGTTCTCCAACAATATAATGAGAATAGGCATCTGCAAATAATGTCAAATCTGCACCATATACTATACCAGAATGAAGAATTCGGTGCGTATCCCACTGATTATTTGTATGAAATAATACAGTAATTCCCATGATCTAATCCAAAAAATTCCAATTTGCTGATGAACCACCATTTTCCATTCCAGTACTACCAGACGCAGTTCTGAAATCCCATACCCAAATAACGAACTGTCCCTGACTTGCCCACTTACTTCCAATTGGTTTAGATGGATAAGGGTCAAGAACACCCATATCACTGCCTAATACAGTATAATTTCCAGGAGTAGCTCGTTGAGCTTTCCACATAAAGTGGTAATCATATTGTGTTGGATCATAATAAACGGGTTTATTAGGATCGCCGCCCTCATAGTATTGTATAACACCGCTTGCCATTGCTCGATTTTCGTTTGTACAAATACCAAAGCTGGGATGTTGCCTTGTAAAAGGTGCCCAACCGCTTGGAGATGCTGGTGGTGGTTTTACATCGGCCCACGTAAATGATGGACCAACATGCCACAGGTGCGTTTCTCCGCCCCATGTTTGTGGATCATCCCCCGCTACTCTAATATCCCTAGCAGTAGCAAGCAAAGTATTTTCATAAAATGGTACTTTATAAACACCATGCTTACTTGCACCGCCAGCCTGCCCTCCTATTGGATTAGTATCCTTTGAAACACTAAAACCTGGATATGTTATCCAATAATGATAAACACCACCATGATCTGGCCAATTACTTCTGGTCCATATCAAATCTGTATTCATCATCATAATTTGGCTTGGATTACCAGCCGTGGCGAAATCCTCCAGATCATCATCCCTATCTGGTTGTGATTCTGCTGGAGGCGGATTATGTCCCTCTGCAAAATTAAAATTCTTACAAGTAATTTTACTAATTTCTTTGGCATCAAAATCTAATTCCACAACATAAATACCAATATTCACATGTTCTCCCCAATCTCTAGGATGTTTTTCATCAGGCCATCCCTGGTCCCTACTATCATGGTGCCAGTGTCCATGTTCTCCAACTGAAAATGCAAAATAACCTGTATTACTACTTGTCTTATAAGTAGTTGTAGCAGAATATGCAGCACCTGCTGGTAAAGGTTGTGGTGCTGTCCATTCACGGGGTACTGGGGATGCCGTACTATCATCAATAGCCTGCCATCCGAAAAGGCCATCACCATAATATGTTGGTTGATCTTCTGAATAATAGTCATCAACTGGAACACCAATATTTACTGTGTCACGATAAGTAGTCAAACTATTATCTGGACTTTCTGTAATATCATCTTCAAAGAATATGGCATCCACAGAAATATACGTACTTGTTGGATAATCATCTCCACCAACCGTGCCTTTATGTCGTTGTGCATAGACCACAACCCATCTTACTATATCATTATTATTCAACGATGAATAATCTAATAAAGTATAATAATGAGTTGATGGTACGGCAGATGATCCGCCTTCTGTACAAGTTACTACCTCCCAATCAGGAATATCAGTTTCATCCCATCCCAGATAATCTGTCCAGTAATTTCCAATAGTTCTTGCTATATAGAATTGATATGCTGTGTAATGTGTTGTAGTTATTATATAAGCAACTTCTCTATTATTTGGAATCGAGAATAAACAATTTGGTGCATGTAACAAACGAAGTTGATCAAACGGATTTGTTAGAATAATAACATTTTCAGCATATGCTTTATTTGCTGCCGCAACATTTCCACCAGCGTATCCATCCATATACCAAGTACCACATCTCAGATATGACCACCCGATTTTTCCAGGTGTCTCTGATACAAATACATAACCAAGATAAAATGTTTCTGCGGCAGATGTATCTGGCGGAGAATAAACTCCTGGCTCTCCTTCTACAAGTACGGTTACATTTCCACTAATATCACCGACTATGTCATGTGCATGTACATTCCATATAATTGCACCAGATGCTAATGTATTAGAAAGCATTCTTAATTGTGCCGGGGTCATGCCGTTTCCATTTATCAATGCTGATGGTAAACCAGAGGCCGTTCCAACTGCAATTCCTGTTCCTGGTATATATAGTTGCATTGAACTCCATGTATATCCAAAATCCGGTGTAAAATATACCCACCATCTTTCCTGTCCCAAAGGAAGTGCCCCACCGCCTCCAGAAACATATCCAAGAAGATGAAAGCGGTTCATAAATCCTGTTTCTTTTGTTACCTTTGAGAAAGTAATATCAGTTGGAAGAAATTGCCACTCGCCCTCATCATTTGATGGGTAAGTTTCATCCAAAACTGTAACTCTATTCCATACATCAGCAATTCCAGAGCGTCTGTAAACACCGGATATAGTTACCATCATTAATTGATTGTATGCATTTGCAGCAATACTTTGTGCTGGAATGCCTGAAGCTGGTAATCCTTCATTAAACTCTAAGAACGATGTTCCAGCATCGTATGAAACTGCTGCTCCTCCACTATCCCCCTCATAAGTAGCATAAACAAAGAACGGTGGTGGTGAAATTGTAATTCTAGGGCACTTCTCTCCAAAAGTAAATGTGGTCTGGGCCCCGCCACCCTTTGTTACTGAAACACCCTTGCTTGTAATCATTCTATCTGCACGGTACGATATTTCTCCTTGAGAAATATTGATTATAGCGTTATTAGTGATATCCACACTTGGATACAAACCTGCACATTCTGCTATAACGATATCATCAAGTGTTCCGGTAATCGACAAAATTCTTGCTGCTACAATATTTGCAAATGTTTGACTTCTGATTTCAGGACTGGCCAGCACGAATGTCTGATCAGTGGGCAATTCATCCATGGTTGTCCGTGCCACGGCGTTGTATGCATGAGACTGCTGTGTTGTCCAGTCATAGTCATGTCCGCCCCAAACTTTTACCACATTCCGTGTTGTCTTAGTTCCAAGAGTTTGATCAAAATCAACCAAATTACTAGAATTTATTGTAATTTTTGGCTCTGCGTCATTTAGTGTATATACAACAATCTTATCTGCATCAGAATCGTAGCGGGTATATACGGCTCCCTTCCTTTCTAGCGTAGCAATGGCCTCTGAGGCTCTTTGCATTCCAAGCGGCGTTCCACCATTACCATCTGCACCAGTTGTTGCTATTCCTGGATATGTATCAAACTGTACGTCTAGATTTACAAGTCCACAAATATATGAAATCCAATAAGCAACGCTTTGTCCTGCTGTTTCCAAGCGAGTGTCAATAAAATAATCTGAAAGAAGAATGTACTTATCCATACCTTGTACACGCATTTCAGAATTATTTGCATTTACATTTATATTGGTAATATAGCCGCGTAGAACCAAGTCTGATGAAGGATACTTTTCATAAATGGTTACAGGATCAGAAACAGTAAATTCTAGTATATCCCCATTTGGTTTCTTTCTAGTGAAGCCTAGTGCAAAACTTGTGCCGGGTTCACAAATAGAATTATTTTTCTGATATGATAAAACATAATCAGAAACATCAACTCCATCTATTATAACTTGCAAAAAATCTTCAAAAAGTGCCATCGCCGTCCCTATTTAGTCAAAACCATATTAGTAGTAAATCCTCTCTGCCCAAACTGATGTTGTACCTGGTAGATAAACCAATCATCAGTTGTACCTCCACCAACTCCACTTGTAAACTCGCTCATTGTAAGTTCAGCAATTTCTCTACAGGTAACATTTGGATTACCTTCAATTGTCAAATTTACTGTTTCCGTCAATCTATTATAAAGTGCTAAGTTATAATCCGCTGTAGTTTGTGCTTGTGCCTGTGTTTGAATCAATGGGTGCCCAATAACGGCGGTCTTATAGTAATCTGCTGCATATAAGTCTGATCTAGATGCACTTGCCGTAGCAGTAATACCAGCACGTCCATATACAACCACTCTATTTCTGGTTTCCTCTGTTGATACAGTATAATCTAAAGAGATAACATTCGTACCCGCCTCTTCGTCCCATGAATAATTAGCAGAATCTCCTCCCATAACATATGGTTTTCTATCCACAAACCAAATCTTACCGTTTCTGTCAGCATAAATGTGCCATGCCAAAAGCTGTGCTAATTCATTTGCTCCTTGCCATGCAGATACAAGATTTACTTCCGCAGGGAGGTCTGTAGCCCAGTAATAAGTAAGTGGTACGTCTGCTTCAAAATTGAAATTGCCTGTATCATTATACCAAGCCTGTTTTAGTACATTTTCAACATAATATTCCGATGTAACATTAGAAAATGTTAATGGATTTTCTGGATCATCAGCTGCAATAAAAAAATTTGTCGCTCTTGCTAATACATCTTCACAAACAATTGAAATAAGATGTTTTGGAATATTTCTATTTATTTGTGATACATATCCTTGAAAAACTTTTGTATTTGATCCATCATATCCAATGTTTATAGTAATAGCATCTCCTAAACCCAAAGTTGTATCAGCAACTTCCAAAACAGCTGAGGCCACTGGAGAATTATATTGTTCTCTAATAGTAAGATTATCCAAATCTCCTGCGGATACACCAGTAATACTGTAAGTAAGCTGCTTTGTTGCCATTATACTACCTTAGCTGTAACAGTTACTCTATAAACGGGTGCCTCGGCATCCTGTGAGGTATCAATTTTTTGTGTCAAAGTGGGCTGCCTAACGGATTGAATTTCCAGGACTTGAATAGAAAATCCGCTGGGAAGCAAGTCGCTTATGAGAGTAACTTCATTTCCCCAAGTAGCACGAATATTAGATTCATATGTTTCTCCAACAACAGTGCCGGCAAATTGTATTTCGTCATCTGCCACAAATATTTTATGGTATATAGATGCAGTACTGTTGATAGGATTTAATTCAACAATCTCGCCTTTTGGATTTTGTTGAAACGTGTCAACATATATATCTTGTCCATCAAGTTTCCAAATAGATGCCATATTTACCTCTAATGTCCAAGTACATAATCGCCGCTACCAGTTCCAGAAACTTTATCTGCGGCTGATACAAGGTCTTCAAATAGATATTGTTTTACGATATTAGCAAGTGTTCTACCGTCTACGACCAAACGAATATTAGCATTCAACTCGATCTTATTTTGAATTGTCAATGCCTCTCTCAGTTGATCCAATGTATTTACATCACCCGTCGGTGTCAAGCCAAGGCCACCACTTAATTGAGCCATAGCAATTTGTTCAAGTAATGCTGTTTTTTGTAATTCCGCCTGCTGTAATTCGTCTTGTGTTGCAAGATATTCATGCATTCCAAGTGCTTCTGGTCCCATTTCCAACAGTTGTTTATAACCAGCAATGGCCTCATTCAATTCTAATAAACTTGCCTCTAATAATGCAAGTGTATTAGTTTCTTCTATTGCAACAGCTTTGTCTTTTCTTTCTTCTGTGAAAACGTTTTCAAAAGCAGATGTAGTGGTTCCTGCTACAATTTCTCTTGAGAACAACGAACTCCATGCAACCATGGCAGTCATTCCTGCTGGTATATTCCAAACGCCCTCTAATTGTTGTTCGTTTATATCAATTAAATCCTGCATAGCAAGGTTCAAAAGTGTTAAATCTGCATGAACGGTTGTTAGGCCATCTTTTGTAATAAGACCGAGATCAGATTCTTCTACCTCATATTGTGGAAAATAAGTTTGAAATGTTCCAACTACTTTACTGTATCTTTCCATTAACTCTGGAATCTGTCCCATAGTTAGAGAATCTCTTAGGTCTTGAAATTGAAATTGAATATTCTTTAGTAAATCATCAAATCCCAGTGCCTCCATCGCCTCGGTCATAAATTGGGCGCCAACAGCAAAGCGCTCGCCGAAGCGTCGCCCAAATCCCTCTCCATAACGCAATAGAATTGGTTCAACTTGCTCTTCCATCAAATCCGCAAGTTCTTCATTTCCATCTGCTATGGCTAGGAAGTACTCTCTTTGAAATTGCTTCGCAAGATTTGCTGCCATTTCTGCTTGTTGCGGTGTCGCTCTTCCAACATCAAATACTTGAAGTCTTGGTACTTGTGCTAATTGCTGCTGTTGCTGAATGGCCGGAATCATTTCTTTATAAAATTGAAGTTTTTTATTATAATCTTCTTGTAATTCTGCAGCACGTTGAGTATAATAGCCATTCAGGTTAATCTCTTCCTTATATGCCGCCAATGCTTTAATGACATCATATGATACTGTTACTACATAATCACGTGTGGCATTATCCAATTCCATTATAAAACGAGAAAATTCTTGAATATCCAAACTTAGGCCAGCAAAATCTGCAGCTGTTGTTAATGTGGCTAGCTGGGTTGCAAGTTGATTAATATTCATTGTCTGGGGTATCTTAATAAACTCTGTAAGAGAGATGTCGCCCAAAACCAATTTTCTTTGCATATCCTGTATAAAATCATCGAAAACGGGACCCACGGTACCCTTTAAGTTTTCAATGACCTCTGTCATAGAGTCTTCTAGACCAACACCCTCCAATTTTAGATCAACAAGCTGCCGATTAAGCTCATCCATCACTTGCTCAGCTAAATCTTCTGGAACTAACCAACGCAAAAGTGGATTATCCCCAAGTCCAACATCAATTCCTGCTCGTTGCATCGCCAACCCAGTCAAAAATGCCCGCGGGTCTACTTCTTCTTGTCCTCGTCTGCTAAGCACACCGGTTCCAAATAATCCGCCCTGACCAGTAGCACTCAGCCACTGGAATCCTTCAACAAGCATTGATGATACTCCCGCTATCAATCTTGCACCAAAACCGAACGAATCCTCAATAGCTTTTCCCGCCTCTTCACCAGATTCGGCCTCCTCCTCTCCTTTTCTAACTATTTCTGCCCACCAAGCAGCCAGATCATCATCAAATTGAATTAATCCTTGATAAAACGAAGATGCCATTGCCGAACCTGCAGCAATTCCTAGTGGATTTCCAGCTGTTACAATACCGCCGACAATAGCACCAACAATAGATGTTGCCGCTCTACCAAATTCTAGTGGTTCTTCTTCAGTGATTCCAGTTCGTATTGCACTTCCGGCAATAAGTGCTGGTGCAATTAAACTTAGAGGATCAAGTCCCCCTAATCTTGCACCAAGACCCGTTCGTAATGACTGAAAAGCCCCGCCAACTGTATAGGCTCCGGCAATTCCTGGCCCGCCCGTAACGCCTGCAAGCCTTGCAGATAGAAGCTGCTGCTCTGTTAGAGGGACACCAAATCTCATTGCAGCGCCGGTCATAAATCCAGGTGCCGGAGCACCAATAAGTCCTTTGAAGATATCCTGTCCTCTATTTGATGCAAGAACGGCCCACGCTGCTCCAAATGCTAAAACCGCTGGTGTAGCTTTACCCAACCCTCCAACTAGCTCAGTTATAACATTTAGAAATCCAGTCATCGCATCAACTATAGTAGTTATTACATTTAAGAAACCGCCCTCTTCTCCAAGAGTTTGAGCAAACTTTGTAAATGCATTTCCTAAACGTGTAATAGCTGATTCAAGCGTTGCCATTTTGATTTCTAGAGCTTCTGTTGCTGCGCCGCCAGCCTGTGCTTGTTCAGCAGTTAATTGTAATACTCTTTGATTATTCTTGAACAAAGTCTCTACTTGTGCTGCTCTACGATATCCACCACCAACTGCTTGAGCAATTTCGGAAATATCACGGTCTGATAGAACACCGCTCTGTGTAAGCTTTGCTAATTCTAAGTATAAGTCCATGAAGTCGCGTAATTGGCCGGTTGCATCTCTTGTAGCCAGACCAAATCTTGCGAGAGTTTGTTCCGCTGTTGCTGATTGAAAACCTGAAATAATACCACGGATAGCATTACCTGTTTCTGTTGCTGATAATCCTGTTGCTTCTGCTAATGTTGCTGCAAGAGCATTCAACTCTTCCATCTCAATGCCAACGCCTTGAGCAGTAGAACCAACAATTGAATAAGTTTGTGCTAGCGTATCTAGTGAAACATTTGCTTGCCTTGATACAAAAACCCACTTATCTAATAGATCACGGCCTTGATCTAGCTCCATTCCAACTTGTCTTAAAGCGCCGGTCAGCGTATCCAAAGCAGTTGCTTGATCAACGCCCGCCAATTTAGACAAAATCATTGATTCCTGAAGTAGATTATTTGTTACTGCTAATCGTTCTGCTTCGTTTGTATAAGAACCTGTGGCTCTATAAGCAAGTGCATAGGCTTCTACAACTCCGCCTACGCTGGAACTTGTTAGATTGGCAATGTTTAGTGCTTCTTCAAATACAGTATTTAAATTGCCCTGGCTTGCTCCCAAAGCAACTTGTACATCAGCAAGTTGGCGCTGAATTTGAATGATCTCTTTGAACACTTGATTTAATTGTCTAATTATACCATATACAACACCAGTGGCAGCGGCCCACTGAGTTACTTTGATAATATTGGTACCAACAGCATCTGCAAAACCTCTAAATCTTCTGCTGGTATCTCGCAGCACATTTCCAAAACGGTCCATATGAACAGTACCACGTACTACTGCTCCGCTGGATTCCGTCATGCTAACAGACATGCTAGTTATACCATTTGACAATTCTCTTGTAGCTCTAATACTATTTACTTGAGTAACGCCTAAAGATTCTAGTCGAGTCTGAAGATTCTTTATTCCTGTTTCACCCCCAGGAATAAATGCCTCATATGGAGCAAGTGCCTCTCTTAGTGGAACGGGTTCTGGAATTTGTACCTGCCGCCCTTTTGCAGCAAGGTCTTCTCGTTGCTGCTGTAGAGAGCGTTCGAGAGCCAGTTGACGCAATTGTTGAAGTTTTCCTTCCGGCGTTTGAGCAAATGCGGCTTCTTCACGAATTCGAGCGAGTTCTCTTTCGGCCTCAACTTCAGCTTTTATTTGATTAACTAATTCACGAAATGCATCTCTCTGTGCTTGTACTTCAAGGGTTGCCTGCCGCTCATTAACAGCAATTTGAAGCACTCGGCGCTGCATTTCGTCAGCAAGGCGTAATGCTGTGGCCCTGGCTCCAATTTCATCCCGAATTTGATCTGCTGTCATTCTTCCGGCTTGTTCTGGAGTAATTGTCATCGCCGCCTTTCTGTAATATTCTTCTTGAATATTCCGCTGGCGACGAAATTCCATCATGCCGGCCATACGTTCGGCTGGCGGCAATCCTGCTAATTTTTGAAGTTGTCGCTGTGCCGCACCAAATTTATCATATTCTCTTGTCAGCTCAAATAGTGTATTTCTTAATCTATTAATATATGACTCAGATGCACCAACATTTGCCAAAGCTCCTGCTACCTGATTGATAACAGTAGCAACCTTTGACAACTTTGGTGCAAATTGACCACTAATGCCGCCAATAGCCTCAAGAACCTGAGTAAAACGTTTTAGTTGATCTTCAGTAATATTAGAGGCTTCGGCTATTTTATTTAGTTCTGTAACAAGAACTTTTATACGTTGTTCTATGTCTCCGGCCATTATTCAATCTCTTTGGGGTCTATAGTAAATACGAATTCATCATCTTCTTTTGTTCCTTTCCTTTTGAATACTTTATCAAACCATTTATCAATATCGTCGGCAGTGCCATACCAAATAAGCTTATCCGGCGGTCGCTTCTCTTTCGGAAGTTCCGCATAAGAATCAAGCTCTAAACGCTTTCTTATTACATAGCTGATTGTCCACGGCATTTCGTCTGCCGCCGTCGGTAAGCCGTCGTGCAACGGTAGATTAGTAGCTTTTGCTACTGACCAGATGGCTGCGAGTCCGTTGCACCTTGCAATTTTTTTAGCTCATCCATTCCAAACTCAAGAAGTCTGTATTCGTCAATCAAACGTTCTTTCAGTTGAGGAGCAATATTATCAAATTCTTCAAAGCTTTTGAAGGCGGGTTTCTTATAATTTGGGTCAGAGTATAAGGATTTATATACGCACATCTGATAATAGTTGTTAGCCATTTCACTTGAACATAGCTGTTCAATAACTAGAGATTCATACATATTATATAATTCTTTTTCATCAAGTTTCTCTAATCTTTTTCTTTCTGATTTACGAATTTTATTCATTTCTTTTTCAATGGCTTTAGAATATTTTTGTGAATAATTGTCAACATCTTCTTGATATTTCTCTAGGGCTTCTAGGGAAGCATCCCCTTTTGGCGGTGTTGGTTCTGGAACATCAATATTATTGATTGCTTGTTTTTGGATGTCCCCAATTCCAAGAAGAATGATTGCTCCAATAAGAGTATCTTTATCTTGAAATTCTGGAATCTCATTAACGAAAGCCTCTCTCATATCAGAACCGGGCGTTCTTAACTCTCTTCGCAGTCGTCCAGATTTTCTAAGTCCAAATACTCTTGCTTGTGCTAAATCAGCGTCACCGATTAATCGCATATAAAATGTTGCTGAATTACCGGTAAGATAGTCCGTTACCTTAACCTCTTTCTTATATTTGAATAGTTGAGTAATATCAACATCATTCCGTTCTGCACTTCTTTTTGTACTCATCTTTTCTCCATAATTGAAAGGGACTACATTCAATATCATTAAAATATTGAGTATGTAGCCCCTTTGTTAGTTATCCTTTTGGCTAATTTAATTTAGTTACGTTCGCTCGCCTTCATATATTCTTACTTCACCGGTTGTTGATTTGAAGTCAAATGTTTGCTGTGCGTTGGCATTAACATTTGAAGTAAATCCTTCACTAGTGATTGATAGTGAAGGCACATATACTGTTTTCAAAATAGTATATGGTAGCGTCTTATCTGCTGGGTCTTGTAACTTGATGTCCACATAGATTCCAGTTGCAGTAAATTCTGATACACTAAATTCAGTATCAGAACTACTAAATTCACCTGTAGTAAACAGGCTAATAAGTTCTGTATCAGTATCCAAAACAGTGATAGTTCCGGTCACACTCGGTACTTGTAACTGATATCCAACTACGTCTCGATTGCCCATTTCACGGACTGTTTCGGGATTGAATGTACCATTGATAGTAATAGATTGTACTCTATCAATACCATTTGCAAGCAATTGTACCGGAACATCAGTTCCACGAATAGCCGCAGGCATTGAAGTATCGCTGGTATCTGACCAAACATCATCCGTTGATGGTGATTGATAAATAGCAATACATTGATTTACACGGCTATCGCCGGTTGTCAAAGTTGTACCCGAGACTGAATATTCACCAGTGCTTGGGTTAGAAGCAACTTCATCAAGATATACGCCGTCCAAGATTACAGAAATACACTCATTTCCATTTTTCAGGGTTTCTGGTGTTTCTGACAAAGTAAATGTTGTTGTACCGGATGTAAATTTTTCTACAACAATATCATTTTTGAACCATCTTTTCTGAGTACCTATAATAGTATACTCTTCTGTTGATTCACCATCAACACTATAGTTGAATGAGAAGTCACGAACCGTACATTTACGGGCATGTGCCATTTTCACGTAATCGTCTGTAGAATAGTCCCGAATGTGAACAAGCAGGTCCACATCGCCAATATCCGTAATGCTTACACCAGATGCAGGATATGCACTATAGTCTGTTCCTGTTAGAACTGAGAACAACTTAATTCCTGTGTCCATAGCCTGAAATGTAGCTGTTACGGCTGGTACGTCTTCAGTTGTACCAGCATGTAGACGGTTTCCCAACTCATCAATATCTGTTGATGGCCTGTCAGCAGTCAAGGTTAGACGCTGAACTCTTGGAATTACCAACGCATCCCTTGCACCAACTAGTTTCAATTGGACATGCTTAGATGGAATAGCAACTCTTCTTGCCATTTCGTTTTCTCCTAGGTTGCGTTATACTCTGTATAAAATCTGATTGTATTTCTCCAATACATCTTCTCTACCAAAGATGGAAAAATACGCACGGTAGCCACACTTATATCGAAGGGGCGTAAAAGCCCAATTTGCGTTGGAGAGTCAAAGCCTTCATCATAATTATATACTGGAATGCCCGTTTCGATGTTATTCATGATAATAGACGTAATTTCATCCCTTTGTGCTTTGTTTAACGCAAGAATGTCAACTACCCAAAATCTTTCCCTTCTGCCGGTCCTACTTCCCAATTCATATTCACGAAATCTAATGCTTTGTGATTCTACCGTTACTGATGGCAGTTGCAAATCCTCGTCTGGATAACCATCATTAACTGTTATCATTGGATAGGGAGCCATCAGTCCTTTTAGCCAATAATATATGCTTAAATCTTGCTTTCTCTCAATATACATTAGGTCCTTCGTACTCGCAATGCTACGCCAATTCGTCTTGTTTTTGTTACATACACATTGTATTTTTTAGAATCTGCGTAAAATTGAGCTAATATATCATATGGTTCATACGAATCTGGATTATCCAAAAACTTTTCAACCTCTCTAAGAACAATATTTTCTACTTGATTTTCAATATTCAAAAGCTCTCGTGTATATATTAGCTGTGCTTCTCTTCTTGATTTTTCCAGGAAGAAGGTTCCCCTAAATCTTGGAAATGCTAAATTATTATCATGATTTCCATATTCCAAGATAAGCCAATATGGTGCTCCACCTTCCCACTCCATAAGTCGGGCCTGTATGGTGGTTTTGTACAATTCTTGAGCATTAAGGCGCCCGCCTTCAGTATATTTATCTTCGTTTGCATATAAGTGTTCATCCATACCTATTCTTGCAGGCCCATAAATGAAGTCTCGCCAAAATTTTGCTCTTTGTGTTTTTGTAAAATTGCCACCACCTAAACCCAACGCTTCTCTTGCTGCCTCAATTCCATCTGCCCAATCTTCCCATGTTCCAGCATATAGCAGAGCTCCCTCTTCCAGATCAATTTGATCATCCATTACTTGAACTATTTTCTCATTATTAAATGTTCGAAGTAGCGGGTCTCTAAATTCTGGTATATCAAACTCTCCAGGTCCATGACCGCCAGCCGGGGCCGCAATTGCTTCTTTAAGATTACCAAGTAATACCCGCATTATTTTTGGCATTGCTACCGAAAGTGCTTTAGCACGTACATCTTCATAAGGACGGTTGGTTACGTGTTCCTCAATCATCGCTGCCCATTGCTGAGCATTGTAGGTCATAGATTTCAGATCAGTTTCTAACTCTGGCATTATTTCATAGTTAGTCCTTCAATGTTTCCAAAGAAGGCTCTTAGAATTGAGCGGGTGTAATCATTGAAAGCGTCCAGAAATACTTTTCTAACAAATTTGTATTCGTTGCTTTCTTTATCCATGGTATCTTCTAGCTCCGCCAAGGCAATTGCTAGAAATTTATCCTTTTTTCTAGTAATAAAGCGAACAACGTCAATAACATCCAAACCCTCAATTATAACTTCCGGTTCCATATTATTCTTCCTTTTCTTCTAGTGCCACCACAATTCTATTTACTGTAGGCACTCCTCTTAAGCTAATATCCTTCTTTACAAAAGTTTTTCCGTCCATTACAACATATTCCATGTTATTAATGGCATTAATATTAGCAGTAGTATACTTTATTTGGAATTGAGCATCGCCCTCTACCAAAAATCCACCCACAGTCCATATTGGTGTATCTACATTTCTCAACCGTACATGGGCTTTAACTGTCAAGCCTGATACTGTATTTATCCAATAAAATCCACTACATGTCGGGCAAAGAGAGTTTACAGATAAATTAGTAACTGGGTCTAAACTACAACCAGATGCAGGACACGGAATTCCTGAAATAGTAACATATATAGTAATATCTCTGCCAATAGCATCTCGTATTTCATCTATTACAGTTGTAGTATTAGGTGGCCACGTAATTGACATTTATTTCCTCAAAAACCTTTTCAAATTGTTTAGCAACGTTTTTCCAATCATACTTATTCTGTCTTACTAACCTGTAGGAATTTTGCCCCAACTTACGCAGCATCTCTCCGCCCTTTAACCAATCTTGATAAGCTAGTTCTAGCGCCTCTACTGTTCCATCCACGCTTACAACTTTTCCGCATGTATGAGTTATCTCATATAAATGGTCTGCGATAGTTGGAATGTATATTGCATTATCGCCCCACAATTCACGGGATACAGAGTGATCTCCTACAATTTGTGGTCGTCCGGTGGCGGCATGTTCCCAGCTGCATAGCCCCCAACCCTCGCCCATACTTGTATTCAACCCAACATCGCAGGCATTATAAATCATATTCAATTTTTCATCTGGAACCCATGACAATGATGGACTGTTTGATGTGATAATTAGCCGCTCATCGAATGAATATCTGACAGCCAGCTTTACAATATCCCACCCCATGTCCTGTGTACCCATATGAAGATATAATTTTACATTTTTAGGTTTATCTTTTACAAATTTTGCAAAAGCTTTTATAGTAATATCAATACGCTTTCTTGGTTGATTTCTATTAGCATTTAGTACAATGAAAGAGTTCAAAAGTTCTGGTTTTTGCGTAATTGGTAAAATTGCTTCTCTAGCAAGCTGCATTCCAGTTTTTATAATATTACCTTTTGCATCCTTAATATCTTTTATTGGATAAAATGTATCTTTAGCCGTACCATGTGGAATTATTTCAATAATTGATGGATTGACGGCCCCCGTTTCTAAAATAACTCGTTTACCAAATTCTGTGTAAACACATACCTTTTTTACAAGTTCATTATAATCTCGAAACCAGTAAGCGTCATGTTCTGTGGCATCAACTGGAAAATACACAACAACAGGTATTTTCTCAATATTTGGAATTCTTCCTTTTGCTTCAATAATAAGTGCAAGATATTGTTGTATCACCCATGGGTCATTCAGAATAAAAATGATGTCGGGTCTAATTACCGCAATCAAATTCACAAATCGTGCAAATCCCCACACATCTTGCATATTGGCTGTCGGAACAGCCGCAGGATAAATCTTATGGGCATACTCATGAGGATCGCCCCGATAATTAATTGCTAGATGGTGTACTTCATAATTCTCACTTAAATTCTTAATTATATTATGATTTACTCTAGCAAATCCTGTTGGTGCAACGCCATCTCCTACCCAAAGAATTTTGGTCTTTTTTCCATTCCCTTTAGACATTTTTGTCTCCTTTAGTCATATTCTCTCACACTGCCAACATAACCTGGCAAGTGACCTTTATTAGAGCTAGCTAGTCTTTTTTGTGGCGGCTTCAGAATGTTGGTCAGTTCAGTCCAATCTCTTTGAAGCATTTCGTCTTTTCTTCGGCTGGCTTCAATATTAGAATAAGATATTTCTGCATCTCTCCAAGCCCCGACACTCCAAGATAAGTTTTCCAGTTGTCCAGATTTTATAATAATAGCGGCCATCAAAATTATTGGTCTAATATCGCCTCTCTCAATTACTGGTGGCTCACTATGTAAAAATCTTACTGTCATATTACGGTACACATCATCATTTTCATCAACCAAGTATTTATAATTCCACCAGGGCTGTAATGTTTCGATGGCCGCTATTAATGATAGCCTCAACCACTCATCCAAATATCTATAACTAGTTGCATCTATATCGCCTAAATGAAGCCTTAACCGAGGAATCAAATATGAAAGATTCACAGTAGCCATTATTATTCCTCAGATGTGGATTCTTTAGATGGAAGGTAGCCCTCCATTTGTAACTCAGTAAGCCTTTCCTCAATATGTTTGATGTATTTTTCTGATACATCTAATTCTCTAGCACGATTTAGTAGTCTAAATACAGGTGCTGGGTCTGTGAATTTATTGAGTCTATTCTTTAGAGCAAGAAACTTGCTTGCCAAAATTTCATCAATTTCTTCATCGGTTAGCACATTTGGTGATTTTTGTTGAGGCACCACTTTGCTTGTTAGAGCAAGTCTTCCAGCATCGAGGTGCTTTTTATTCATTTTCTCAAAAAATACGACTTGTTTATTTGTCCACAAGTCTACCACCATATTTGGAAGATCATCCATATTTCCTGGTCTTCCTTCTAGAATAACCCCTTCTGGTTCTTCCGAGAAGGGATTAAGTACAACAACGTGAACCTTGCCCAAAATAGTCTTAATGTATCGCTTAATCGGCTCGCCCTCTTGCATAGCAGAATAAGCATCGTAGTCCTTAACCATAATACTCTCCTTATTGATTTTAAAGGTTCTAAGGGGGGCAGACCAAGTCCACCCCCCATATATTCAATTATGACAAATCACCAAGAACAAAAATGCCCATAGCATTGTCAATGATTAAACCAAATTGCTGATAAATTTCCAACATCCACTGTGGAGGAGTTGGGTTCATATCTGACCATTGCTTAGTTTTCACATCACCATAAGTGATGAATTCACCGACATTCTCACCAATAACAAGAATCTTATCGGTAGGTACTAAAGCATTGTAATCTTCTGGATTGTCCCAAACTTGTTCAACAACTTTGATCGGAACGCCATAATATTTTCCAAGCCATCCTGTTTGGCGAATGGCCTGAATATCATCTGGACTATAACCAACATTTGTGCCGTCACTCCAAAATGCAGCAAACTTAGTAATTGGAGTTACTGCGACACGAGAACCAACAATAGCTTTTGCTCCGCCGGTTGTTTGGTTAATAGTATTAATTGCATTTTCAAGCGAAGTTGCATCAATGGTTCCACCTACTGATGTAAAGTTGCTTGGAGTATTTGAGGCTGTCCAGATAGTTAAAAGGGCTGTAAACACCTTATTGATATAATAATCATTCAACTTTGCGGCCATTTCACGGCGAATCTCTTGAATCGTACCAATTTCTCCGCTCTCAAGTTCCCACTGATTGTAGGTAACTTTCACATCGGCACCGTCAAGAACATAGTTCATACGTTCAGAAACGGTGATTTCGCTGGCTAGGTGCACTGCCCCTGGTACCAATGTACGTACCTTGATGCCCTTACGGACCTTCTTAACAAGAGAATCACCTGGCTTTAATCTTCGAGTATTTAGCAACCCTGAAATAAAATCAGTAGTAAGGTGATTTGGTTGTACATACTCTACGATAATCTCAGCCAATGCATCTCTCTTTAGAGGATCGGACATCATAGAAGCAATTGCTTCGGCTACTTTCTTTTCGTCTTTCATGGCTAGTTATCTCCCTAGTTTATAAAGTCCTAAATGTTAGTGAGTATTCTTCTAAATCGAATCTCTCAACTACCGCAATAGCACCTGAAGCGCTATATGCCAGCTTCCCTGCTTCTGACGCACCATCGTCTGCTTTATTTAATACTTCTAGTTTTGCACCAGGAGTAGCCAGTTCAGCACTGTAAACAAAGTGACCTGATGGAACGGTGAATACACCACGATCAAAAGCTAATGCCTGATATCCAGATGGGATTATAACGCCCTCTTTGTGACCAGGATATGTCAAATGCACATAGGCTGAAAATGGAACATTGCTGTTTTGGTCCCATCCGCCTCTACGTAGTGCATAAGTAAAACTTGGAGTCGGGATGAACATCTTGATTGGGCCTTCTGCGTTAGCGTTACTTACTGGCCATGTTAGGCAGTATTTAGCACTGGCCGCCTCTGTTGAGTCCGCAGGTAGTCTAACGCCAGGAAGGTCAACCTTGCTTCCAAAGTCGTAGTTTTCTGAATGACCTGTCAAGATAACCATACGACCTTCTGGAATGTCTTCTCCTGTTACAACTCCAATAATGTCGGTATATTTATTGATTTCCATCTCTTATTTCTCCAAAGTAATTACTTACTCTTGTCTAGACTATGTAGAAATTCTACAACGTCTTTCTTTTCTACATCACCCTGAGTCTTCCCTTTTACATCAGGAAGTTTTGATGTGATGCTAATTGATGCTTCTGCCGAAGCGTCTTCTTCATCAGATTCCTGCTTGAAAGCAATAAGCTCCTGAATGAAAAAGTCTACTTGTTCATCACTCATAGCAAGAAGTTTTTCTTCACGCTCAGCAAAATATTCATCTGTGGCCTCAAGACCAGCTTCAGCAAATTTGCTACGAATAGCCGCCAATTTCTCTTCTTTTTCTTTCTCTGCGTCAATGGTTGCTTTGAAAGTAGCAAGCTCTTCATACTTTGGCTTTAGGTCATCCAGTTCTGATTTCAAGCCTGCCAACTCTTCTTCCATAGGACGAAGTTTTTCTATTTCGGCGGTAGCTGCTTTTAGCTCATCTTTTAGCTCATTAATCTCTTTATTTAGACCGGCAACGATTTTGTCGTGGTCTTCTCGATTAATGGTGTCCATAGTATTATTGTCTCCTTGATGATCTTCTTTTGATGCTATCGCTGTAACAGGAGTTCTTCCCATGTATGAGGGCAGGCCCACAATTGTTACAGCATTCATCTCTATATTTCTTAGTTCCAATATACCCGATTCGTCTTTTTGAGATGCCTCAACGTCATAATTAAGTTCCCAAGAGACATCAATAGATTGTCCATTAGTATATCTTTCTTTTAGATATTTAATATCCTCTGGACGTTCTTTTGTCCAAAGTGCTGCCAATGCAACAACATGATCATCCTTTTCGACTAAATGGGCAATTGAACCTAGAGGAAAAGTTTCATCATGTCCTTCGCTGATGTTACCCCTTGCCATTTTAATTGGCATATAAACAGCAGTTTTTAGAACATTTCCGAATTCCTCTTTAGGAATACGCATAGCATTGGCATTTGGCTTATCATCAGTGATAACCATTTTCAGCCAAGCCACGTTGGGATTTAGAGAAATTGAAGCAACAGCTTCACCTAATTTCTCATCATCTACCATTAATTGTACATCTTTTGCGATTATGTTGACAGTTTTCATCGTATTTTGCCCTCTTTTTGCCCTAATTTTGGTCTTCATTTGAGGATTTCTCTGTCAATGCGTCACCAATAAGTAACAACACTTCAAACAAAGCCAATTCAAAGCCATCAAAGGCTGCCTTGCCCTCATCCTGTTGAGGAGTTCTTCCATGCCTCTTATAATAAGCAATTGCACAAATTCTCTGCGCATCTTTTAGTTTTCTACCTTTAGCGACTTCTGATTTTACACACTCTTCATATTCTTTAGGCATGATATCTACTCCTTAGGCGATTTGCCTTTAGATTCTGGTGGACTTGAAGGTCTTCCTTCAGGTTTTTTTTGTCCAGGTTGGCCTGCTCCAGGTACATTTGAAGGTGCAACTGGTTCTACGCCCAACTTTTTCATTAATTCTTCTTCTTTGGCACGCTTTTCCTGTGTCTCCAAGAAGTCATAACCATAAGCCTCGTTATAATCTGTACGTGATAGATTACCACTTTCATACATAGCTGTAAGACCATCATAAAATAGCTGTAAACTCATCAAATTGATTGGCTTGAATTTTACAATCGGATATGTGGTCATAACTTTATTGTATCTTCTCATCTCCAAAAGCACTTTTTCAGCAATAGGTAATAATTGTCTTTGTAACTGTTGCATTGTCTGAAGTGGTGATAATGTAGCAATCTGCGGATCAGATGCAAATGATCGCTCTGTTTCTCCCGTGATCAGAATTCTTGGAAATCCAAGGGCTACCATAATATCCTGGTTCACTGTATCATATTTCTTGTCATTCAAAAGTGTTTCAACTTCTGGAAATACCCAATTTAATTCTACCGTATGATTAGTAAAAAAAGCAAAAACTCTTTCGATGTCATCAGCCGATAATGTCTCCCGCCACTTGAATTTATTTTCCAAGTCCGTTAGCTCATCTTCTTGATCTTCTGTAAGCGGAAAATCATCATTACCTACTTTTACATGCAAAATAGCGCTAATAACTCTGGCTGCAACTGAATAGTCCATTCTACGTAAATTTCTTTTATGCTTTAATGCCTCTAATGCCGGATAAAGGTAAGGAATTGGATAGGCCGAATCTGCCAACGATAAACTTTTGATTACCAGAGGATTTTCCAATAATACTTTTGTAGCGCCTTCTTTGATCTGTTTTACAAAGTCTGGATAAAGTTTAACGATCTCTCTGTAAAGTTCTATATCTCTTTCGCCATCCGGATATTCGCCTCCACTTTGAATAAAGAATAGCACTTCTTCAGGAATTCTCAAAAAATATGATTCTCGTTCAGTAATAAGTGGACGCTTTATTTCAATGTCTTTTGAATCTCGCAACCACATACTTGTAGGATACATAAGGGTATCCAGTCGTTTTATATTCTTATTAAGCAAATCTTGCTTTTTGATTCGAGTCAGCTTAATTTCTGGAACCAATAAACCCGTAATTAGAAACTCAAAAGCCGCCTTTCTCAAAAATACCATCAAATCTTTTTCAAGAGCAGCATAAATTGCCTTTTCTGTAACATTAGCTGTTCCGTCTGCTTGTATAAATAGACCATTAATAGCAATATCAACCAGTTTATGAATTACTGTTGATGCTAGTGGATCGTGTCTAAAGTAAAATCTACAATCCTTAACGACTTGTTCATATTTATCGTGATCATCAAAGGCTAATCTATCAACTGTTGAAACCCAAGGATTATCTGCCCAAGTTCGAGTCATTGATTGGTAGATGGTATATGAACCCGCAAGAGCGCTTGCTAGTTTCTTTGTTTTGTCAACCATTTGTTTATCCTCTCACCCATCTAGCCGCCGCAAGTGTGGGCCGTTTTTGTGTAAATAATCTTCCATCAACTAACAAGAAATATGTAATCATTGCACATAATAATGCTGCTGTAAAGTGATCAGCGCCCCTTTTACCGCCTTTTTGAGTTAAAGTTCTATATACAACTTCCCCAGTTGGCGTTTTTGTATATGTCATCCTTTCCATTTCTGTAATCATTTCTAAGTCAGTAGATGAGTAAATAATTTTATGAGAATTACTATATTCTTGCAACAAACTTACACTATATGGTTTTGTTTTAGTTTTTATTTCTTCTCCGTCTGGAGTGTGCCCTAAACTTAACCATGCCCCAAATTTCACTGGAAAAAGTCGTTTGTCGTACTTCTTGTGCACATAATTATCATCATGTAGCAAATGCTGTACAAGTCCCTGCTCATTTCCAGCATCTATTCCTATAACTTCTGGGCGTCCAAATTTGTCGTCTAGATAATCAATTATTTTTTCTTGTAGCGGATATTCCACTTTGGTAAGCTGTATTCTACAGTGGAATTTTATTTTATCATTCTTTTCATATAAAAGTACAATTGCTGTTGGTTCTGTATATCCGAGGTCAACACCCATTATTGCTAAGTCGTGTTCTGGAAGCGGCGGTATCAATGCTAGCTTATTTATAATGTCTGAATAGCCATCCTCGATTCCATTTACTTTGACTTTATAAATGCTGTAAGTTTGAATGTCTAGTAATCTTCTATCAAATACAGCGAAGGTTGGCGAACCGTGTCGTCCCAAAACCAAATGAGTATAGTCTTCACTATCTTTTCCACCATATTGCTTTATATTTCGTTGTTCATCCTCTTCTGTATATCGTGGATTATCATGAGCAGAAGTTCTATGATGACTGAACTTATCATCGACCTCATCTGCATAGTAAAGAACATTATTTTCTCTAAGTCCTGTTGGAACTCCAGATACGAATAGTTTATGTCCTTCCTGCCATGAGTTTAATACGGGCTGAAGCTCTACCCATGTACCCCAGGGATAATAACCTGCCTCATCCAAAATAATAACTGGTGTGTGAAGGCCCACAACATTGGCTCCGGTACCACTCTGTCCTGCAATACGACAAATCAATTCTGCAGAATTCAACAGGCGTATAGTATTATTAGAGGCGTTGATGCCCTTTTTTGGCTCAATAAAGTGCTTCAATAGCTCGTTGTTTCTGAACACTTTTGTCAGATTAAAGAATACTGGCTCTAGATGTGCTTTACTTGGAACAGTGTATACAATATATTCCTGTGGAAATAAATTATTAATCAGAATCCATACGATATAATCCGTAAGCGATACCGTCTTGCCTACTGCACGCCCGCAACATAAAGATACATAATGCGAAAAATCGGCTAGATATTCTTTTTGATATTTTGAATATATCCATTTTTCATCTGACCAACTTGGTATGTCAAGACTCCGATAAAATTCACCACATAATACTGGGTGTCTTAATATTTCATAAAGTATCAGGTCCTCTCTTTTTACTTTTTCAGTTATCGCCATTATCGTTTAGACATCCACCATCTAATTATAGTTTCTTCATTGTTTCTATCTTGAATATTTATTGTGGGTTGATTATCTACACCCGCAAAATGATAAATCTGTCCGTTGAATGGGACATCCCATTTTTCATGTCCAAAGTCGCCGCCCCATTTTGTGTGATAGAAGTTTCTATTCATTTCAAAATATCTACTAGTTGAACCGCCGCTTCCTTGATGAATTGTTCTGCTCCAGAAGTGAAAATAAACTGCGTTCGTTACTCTACAAGATTTTAGATTAGCATGTATTGCCCGTCGAACATAATCATTATCTTCATAATAAGCTGGATAAAAATTTACATCAATGTAACCAATTTTTTCCATGACTTCTTTTTTGAAAAGTGCTAGATTATGTACATCACTCAATCCGGCTCCATTTGTAACTATTTCAGAAGTTCTAAATTTATCTCCAACTCTCCAAGGTTCAGCCTCACCAAAATCCACAAATTGATAGCTACTTCCATGAAAGTATTTTCGAGCTTCAGGAAAGTCTCTGCATAAAGATTTTACATCATATTCTTGAGCACATACCCACGCATTATCTGTAACATTTGCGACCTTTATCAAAGAATCAATTGCATAAGGATATGGAATTACATCATTTCCCATTACGATTAGATTATCATAATCGTGCTCTTTCCAAGCATAATCATAAATGTCATTCAATGATTTTGGAAAGCCCCAATTCAAATTATGAACAATAAATGGAATTCCCTCTGACTGTAAGTACATTACCGTTCCTGTATCATATGGCTTACCAACAACTAGAAACATATCATATGGTTCAGTAACAGTTCGCCTAATTCCATCTACTGCCAATTTTGTAAATTCCAGGTTTCCAAACGTAACCATTCCTATAAGCGTTTTCATCTGTTGAGTGCCTCCTTGACTGTAAATACCACTGCTTCGACATCTGTCAGATTTGTCCAAAATTTTCTAGCGGGTGTCCCGTGTTCGTGGATAAAGAAACTACCAGGCAGACTATACGAAAAGGCCACAAAAGCTTTTTCTTTATCAAAGTGATTATCAAATGTCAAACAAAATGTGTATGGTGCTGAACTTCTTCCAACAATTGTATCGCAAAATCTACTTAGCAACGAAATTTCATTTAGATCAGTTCCAGTGGCTGTATGAATAATGTCATTAGTAAAAAACACATTATCTTTGCAAATTGGCGCTCGATGCGTAAGTACAAAAGCCACATCCTCATAACCATAGGCCAGTAATTTTATTGCCGGCGTCATATCAAAGTTTTCTGCTTGATTTGATTGTACATTCCCGTTAGAAATTAGAACAATTCTTCCAGGCCATATATTATCTTTGAAGTTATAAATTCTTTCTACATGTTTAGGGTGAAATTCTTTTATCTTGTCGAAATCGATTCTAGGCAGATATTCTGGAATAGGTTTCTCAAGCTTTATATTTAGCCCAAAACTAATATTAAGATTATCCAATATTTCAGTATACATCAGATGATAGTTTTCTAAAGTACAACCAACTCCTGGTAACACATGTCTAGGATTCAATCCAATCCAGGTATTGATATATAAATCATTGCCGTATACTTTGGTTCTCCAACGACCCTCCATTCGTGGTGTGATCTTGGAATAATGTAATCCATCAATATCTTCTAGTAAACGCGGATGTTTTCCATGTGCAAACCAAAATTTATTTGCCGGAATTTTCTCCATAAGCTCTTTTACAAAAGCCCTGTTATTGAACACGTCTCCATTACCAAACCAATTGAAAAATACTACATTATCGAACATAGTCCTTTACCGCCTTTATAATATGGTTTTGTTCTTCCTCTGTTAATCCTGGAAATGAGGGTAGAACAACGACCTCCTTTGCTAATAATTCTGCCACTTGTATTTTGCCTCCAAATCTTTTCAGATGTCCGTGATAATTCATTGGATAAAACATTGGTCTGGTTTCTATGCCCCTTTCACTGAAAAATTTGTTGGCCGTTTCATAGGAATCCTGCCCAAGAACTCGAATTCCATACATCCAGTGTGATGGGATAGTGTCATTATCTTTTTTCTGAAGAACAAGCCCATTTATTTCAGAAAATGCTTCATAATAGCGGTCCCAGATTACAGCTTTTTGCAGCATTATTTCTGTCCAATTATCTAGCTGTCCAAGAAGAATGGCCGCTTCGACATTTGTCATACGATAATTATGACCAATATCATCGTGAATAAATTTTTTATGGTTGCCAATAGAAACTCCTTGTCCCCAATATCTATAGGCAATCTCATACAATTCTTTATCATATGTAACAAATGCACCGCCTTCCCCACTAGTAACATTCTTATTTCCGAAAAAAGACACCGTAAAAATATCAGATGCAGTTCCAGATTCTAGGTTCTGGTATGATCCTCCGAAACCTTCGCAATTATCTTCCACGACAATTGCTTTTGGATATTTCTCACGAAATGCTGGAACATTTACAATGTTTCCAAGATTATGCACAATCAAAACAATTGAGCTCCAGTGTTCCGGAAATATAATATTGTTAAGGTCCATATTCCATGTATCTATATTAGCATCAAAGAACTCTATTCTAAAAGTATCATCAAATAGAAATGGATTCCATGCCGCTACATATACATTATTTGGAGCAAAAATTGTTCTTCTATCTACATACTTGGCCTCTAATGCAATTCGCATTAGATGGTTAGCGGCAGTACCGCTATTTGTAAGAATTATATATTTTGTTCTCCAAAACTCTTCTAATCTATCCTTCAACTCTTCCAAGTAGGGACCTTTTGATGACACCCATGAAGATTCTAGAGCATCATGTGCATAATCTAAGGACCCCTTTGGAAAATATGGTTTGTAAACTGGTATCATCGCCTCACCTTATTCTAAACTTTTTATAGCATCTAGCTTCCTCTGGAATTTCTAGATAATCAAAAAGTCTATCTAAACCTTTCCTTATATTTAATTCTTCAATATTCATAAGATAAACATTTTCTAATTCGGCAGCCCGCTTCATATAATAATCCCAATATTTTCTATAGGAGTCAATTACACTATTTGCATCAATTGCTGGGAATATTGAGCCGCTTCCAGCCAAAGGATGAAGTCCTGGCCAATATCTTATCATTCTTGTGCTATGCCAGTTTGCTAATTTCTTTGACTGCGGCAAAATTCTAGAAATATTTTGATGCGCTTTTATAAATGATTTTGCAACTTGCTCTTTATTTCTCCATATATGTACCACTTTCAAATTTGGTATTTTTTTACGTAATGGTACAATCTTTGGTAAATTATTTAGTGAAATATCTCCAAGTGCAATAAGATTATATTTTTCATGGGCGGTGAACCAATTCAAAAGTTCTTTTATGTCCACTGATTCCCAGGGCGTTAGAAATGCTTCGTGTGTTGCTTTACAATTTTGACAGCTATTTATGACAGCCATTAGACTTTTAGTTCCACAGCGCCCGGTTCCAATTCCTAAGAACTTTGTTGTCATAATTCTTCCAACTTATCCGTGGCCCCCCACCATGAATCTTTCTGTATATGAGAAAAGAACGCATTATTAAAGCTTACAAAATTATAAGTATATCCAAGATTCTCTAGAGCTATTCTTATATTATCTAGACCTGATACTGTATATTCTACACAGATCACATCTGGTAATACAACTGAGCCCGCCATTCCTTCAATAACTTGTAGTTCATGTCCTTCAACATCCAAAGAAAGATATGTTACATATGGAATGTGGCCCAGATAATACAAATCATCAAATAAATCTCTATATCTCCAAATCTCTACCTCGATATCTTCATAAGTACAACCATAGCCATCTAAAATCTTCTTGTGTTTTGGATGATGAGAGAAAGAACCATTGCCCCCTCCTCCACCAGGCGCCCTGATTATATCTGTAAATATAGCAGTGCCACTTCTATTGGATAGACCGCAATGCAAATTTAATGATTTTTTACTAGTCCTGGATTCATTTAGATTCTTAAACATTCTTGGTGATGCCTCTAAATTTAGCCCTTTCCAGCCTAACGTTTCTTCGAAAAAGCGACATGCCGACCCATAATTACCCGCCCCACATTCTATGAAAAATCCATCCTCAGGCCCATTCTGAAAATAATTTCTGTATGCTACTTCATCTTCTGGTGGATTCCACTGCCCATAAAATTTCATTGCGGCCTCGCTACAATAATATCTTGTTCATCGTTTTTAGAATCCTGGTATTCTATGATATAATTTGGATTTATTTCCAGAAGTTTATTTACCACGGCTGATTCTTTTATTTCTTTCCACTTTGGGGACATCCAGCCACCAGTTAATTTTCTGGCCGCCATCATTCTTCTGTCATCAACTAGAATAGTATGTGTTTTGATCGGATGTCTTTTAATTATATCAAGCTCTAGCATAAGTGGAACTTGATCTATATAGCCCTCAAAATCCATATTTTCTTCTACAATGTGACTGTCCAGCCAGAATGTAATGGGCTCATGAATGTCCTTTATTACATTCCAGAGAACTAGTGCTGAATCTCCCAAAATTAATTTTACATTTGGTTTCTCTTCATATATCTTAAGTGCTATCTTATATAGCTCTGGGTCTATTTCAATACTGATAATGTGTTCAAACCCGACATCCAAGGCTACTTGTATTCCGCCACCTTTATAGGTCCCAGTTTCTACGAAATACTTATTATATGCATAGAATGCTAGTCCATCTTCTGTTAAACTTAATGACATCCGTATCCTCTAATATGTTTTGTGTTTACGTTGAACAACTCTACCATCATCTTCAGCATCCGTCAGTTTCAATAGTAACTCATCTATCTCGTCAATTAAAGCATTCCTTTGAAGATTTAGATCGATTCCTTTTTGGAACTGTTTCCATAATTTACGCATTCCATCCTTGCCTGAATATGTCTCAAAAAATTCTTCAAAAGTCATGCCCCGTATTTTGTAGAAATCCTCTTGGGCATACCACATTTTCATATCTACAGTAATAAGTTTGTCAATTAACCCTCCAAGCGTGTCCATACGTCCTCCCAATCTTTGAACTCGATTGCTCTATCATCTATCCATACATCACCAACCGGTTTACCCATAATTAACTGATGAAATAGAATACCATTCTTTACGAGCCAATCCTTTGTCATCTCATACTCAGCCCAACCGCGTCCCGTATAAATAAGTATTTTATAGCCTCTTGAATATAATAGATTTATAATCTCTCTACTACCGGCTATGGGCTTGGCTAATGCTCTTTCAAATGTTGGACGTTCTTCACAGATTACACCATCTAGATCAAATACTAAAGTAGTGGTCTTCATAACTCCGCTCCATCAACAAACCCTCTTGCCATTTTCCAGCTTCATATTTGAATTCTTTTCCAAAATAATCTCTTTCTATCAAAGAAATTACATCAAGTCCTGCTTTCATACTTAATGTAAAACCGCCGCCAAATCGTGCATTTGCCTCAATGAAAAACACCTTTCTAGTATTATCTTCAATAATAAACTGTATGTTGCAAGGACCAACTATTTGTAGCCGCTCTCCAATAGTCTTTGCCCAAGTAATCAATTCTTCATTTCTTACCGTCAAGCTCGTAATTACTTCCCCGCTACCAACTCTGATTCTCTCTCTGGGTACAGAGTCAACCCAATTCCCGTGTTTGTCGAAATATGAATCAACTGAATACTCCTTTCCGATAATTTTCTTCTGAACAACATAATCTTCAACGTCATCTCTCTCAAGAAACTCGCTTACATCGTATTTGTTGTTCATTACGATTAGATTTCTAGAGCCGAAACCATAACGAGGCTTGGCAATAAGCGGCGGCATAATATCAAGCTCTGGATATAGATTGGGAAAATTTTTTACCATGAAAGATTCCAGAGCCAGCTTATCAAAGCAAAGTTCCGCCGTTTTCACACTAGAGCATAATGTTCTCTTTCTAGGTAACAGGGCACATACTCTTACTCCCGCATCCATTAATGGAATCACTAATTTAATTTTGTGTGTCTCCATTTCAGCCATTATATCCCAAAGAATATTCTCATGCTGCCACGGCAGACCCTTTATAACTTTTGCCACTGAACTGATTGGTACATTTTTATCTAGTTCATATGAGAAGATATTGTGCCCCCGTTCAATAAACCTTCTGGCAAGAAGAACGCGTCTTCCGCCACCTAAGAATAGTATATTCATTTCCTCTCCTTATTCAAACAAGGCATAAATTGTTTGTGTTGCTGTTTCTCCATGCCCTGTCCATCCTCCGAGGGTCATATAGGCTTGAAACTTCCATGTTCCCGCTTCATCAAGATCATCTGCTTGAGTTTGATACTGAAGATATCTATTATCAACAACTGTAGCAGTCCAATAACCGGTCGTTCCGCTGGGTTTTTGATATTTTATCTGAGTATTTGTAGCGCCTGCAATATTGCTTACACAATCAACCTTGATTAGCGGTAAGTCCCCAATATAAATTTTATATTCTACGCTCATTATAATTCTTCCAGTTCAAACTCAGACACTAACTTAAGTGTCATTTTGATTTTACTAAATAAATTTAGAATCGTGCTAATACCAGAATGTAAGTCCATCTGAGTATTGATGACAGACTGTTTAATTGCTATAGGCTGTATTGCAGATACCAATTTTAGTGTTTCTCCCATTATTCTATCCTCGACTGTACATCAAGAACAGTTCTAACTCTAGACACAAGATTCATTATCTCAGCAATCGTTACTTCTATAATTTCTGAAATAATGCCTCGATAAAGTCTTCCCCAAGAACTTATTGACATGGCCGATACTTTACCGGCCCTACCATGTGCTGCAATACTCATTCCACTCATTAATTCTCCACCATTTGATAAGCCGTTAACTCATTATTTGCATTATAAGTTGCTGTCAAAGTCCAAGATTTCATCACTGTTGTTAATGTATTATCTGTATAACGTGTTATTGTAGCACTTGTTAAATTATGATTAGCATCAAAGGATAAATTCGACCATTTGACATTTTCGCCCGTTAAACCGGCTATTGAAAACAACATTGCACCAAATGTTCCATATGTCTCATGATTAACCGTTGGTTCGCTCCAAACGGATGTTGCTATTGTTGGGGGGTTTATCAAATTAGTTAGATCAACGGTTGTTCCACTACTGTTGTCTATTACTTTTCCGATACCGCGAATTACAATCGTGCCGTTTGTAATTGTTGAATCCAATTCAACCTGACCGCTGTTTAGATCAATACTAATATTTTCAGGGCCAGTTTTATTTATTAGTTTTATATCGCCGTTGTAATTTCTTATGTTGACGGCTTGACCTGAGCCCCCACAATCTAGAACGGGCATTGTCTGGCCTGGAACCCCTGACCAGCAATCTAAGATATAAGCCGGATTCCCTCCGCTTAATATGATAGTGCCTTCTCCAAGTATACATGCTTGTATATATCCATTAATATAATTTAAGTCTGTTATCAGACAGTCTTGTAAAGTAACATTTCCATCTAAATATCCTTTTATATGTGCATTATAAAATTCAGCATTAAAAACATTTGCTCCAGATGAAATTGTTAGAGTACTTTTCACCGGTGATTCGCCAATAAAAATTAATCCAGAGTAATCTCCTGCTACATCGATAAGAGCGTCTCCCATAACGTAAAATGTAGTAAAACCGCGCTCTGTTAATATTGACAAAGCATCTGCAAAATTATTTACGGGTTGTCTAGGAGTTCCGACTGGATAAGTTGTTCCACTATAGGAACTAGTTACATCTACAGTAACTCCACCATTAAAAGAACTATATTGAATGGCTGCTAATTCTTGCAATGTCGCTGAAGATGACGCCGTTAATGTAACAGTAACATAAGCTGCTGGTTCTATTGGACTTGTATATTGATCAAGAACAGTATCGTATCTAACAAGGTTTCCACCAGTAACATTACAAATAATAAAATCCGGGCCTGGCCTATCCTCGAACTTCAGCTTCCAATCAATCAATGTCACAGTTATTCCTACTAAAACCCCACCACCCAAGTCCTGTTTTCCAGAGGCATTTGCAATTTTAGCAAAACTCATTCCCAAATTATCATCTTCAAAATCACGAATGCCATTGATTAACTCTTGCATTGTAATTTCTGTGGCCGGTGCTTCAACCTCGATAATCTGATTGATCGTATCGAATACTAATCCCATGCCGACCTCCTCAGATTATTACGCTACAATTGTATCTTCTGTTCTAATAGCAGTAATGGTTACTCCACCTGTTACTAGTGTAGCCACGGTTTCAAATGGTAAAATACCATACTTTCTTACTCTTGCTACAAGATTTCTATCAGTCACATAAATTAACGGTTGAACAATTGAGGTTGAAGTGGCTTCATTATCAATATATGGCACCCAGGCTGTATCGGTTGGTCCGACATATTCCTTAGTTGTAGTTACATTCAAACCAAATGTATGATCTGTCCAGCCTGAGAAAGTATATCTCTCTTCGCTTACTCCAGTATCAACTACGCGAATAAAGCCCGATGTTGGAGTGTCATTTGGAATTGGAACAGTTACATGAATATAATCAGCACCAGAAGGAATTGTGCCTGATATAGTAAACTGTGTTTTATCAATTACCGTTGAGGCAGCACCTGTTGATTTAGCAACAAGTACTCTATCTCCGGCAACAACAGAGCTAACTGTAATGGGTGCTTGTGTTGGCGGGTTACGAGTTACGCCGGCACTGTCGATTAGCTGATATTTCTCGGCATCTGCACCAGCCATGTTCTCAATCCAAATACCTCTCGCGCCGAAGAAAATACCACCGGCGAAAGTTCCAAAAGGTGCCTGTTTAGACGGAGCATAAGTTCCCTCTTGTCCAACAACAACTGTATATTGCTGTCCTTCAACACCATCAATTAGAGATGTCTCGCCATCTCTTGTTATATACTTTAGTCGTTCATATACCTGACTTAATGCTCTGCCGCCGCAGTCAATACTATAATCATAGTTTTGAGGACCACTACCATCACCAATATCTTTAGAATAAGGACCTGCTGTTCCAACTGTTATATCAGTCCATGTAGCGACGGTAGATGCTGCAGTAGTATTATTTAAGTCAGAGAATGTAGCCAATGGTACAGCCTGCCTACCTCCAGGACCAAGGTCAACTTCAAACCAATCCCAAAGAGACCCATCACCATCAGTCCAATCACGATCAAATACTTGCACCCAACCCGTGTCTCCGCCAGCTAGCTTGTCTCCAATTTCAGTACCACCTTCTTTGATTAGAATAAGGATATCAATATGTCCTGTGTCCCACCAAGCGGCGGTGCCAGTTCCGGACTGTGAAAGTCTTTCATCATCTCTGGTTATATACAGTGTTGGTGTTCCATATAAAGTACCAAGTGTATATAGGTTGGTCCAAAGATTATTACCACTTGTAGATGCGCCATTGGCAGTGCCGTCAGCAGAGCTTCCATCAATGGTCATTGTTGAACCATCGCCGATAGTGGATGATGATCTAATCCACCATTTGGCTTCGGTAGAACTAATTTCTTCTGCATAAAGAAGCTCTCCAACTGGCGATGCATCATCGTTTACTGTTTTACCAACATCCGCTGGTATAGATGCATGTGTAGTAATACCGTCTACATTTAGAATTTGAATTTCGTTGGTCCAGCCGTTAGTTGTAATTGCTCCGCCCTTTAGACATTGAATGCTCTTTTCATCAATGAACCAACCATTGATAAGCGTATAGTCTGTAGGTGTTTGGGCGCTCATAGGAATGTCATCATCCATTTGATTTAGTTCATCAAATGTATCCTGCAAATATGAATAGAGTGCATTTACACTCAACATCTCTGAGAGTAAATATGGTGGCGTTTCTGATCCATCATATCTAATTAATTTATTAACATAATCGACCGTAAAATCGTTAACATTAATGTTAGCCATCTAATTTTCTCCAATTATTTATAAGTATGGCCTTACCAATCCTTATTGTGCAACGGTATCCTCTATCAAAACAGCTGATAAAGTATATCCAGCTGACGTTATTGTTCCGGTAGTCAAATAAGGTAAATATCTAGTTGAACCAGGAGATGATTTTCGAACTCTTACATAGATATTTGTATCTCCAGTATAATTATAAGATTCTTGGGCAATGCCTGCAGCTGTTGCATATTCAAGCATAAGTGCAGCATTGTCTGATTGACGATAGACCCCCACTCTTCCACTAGGAACCGGATTTCCAGCAGCATCTTCCAATGTAATTGTAATTAATACAGCATTTATAATATCTACCCAACCACCAATTGTATCCCAAGTACCCGGATTTGCACCATTTAAGGCATTAACTGTTATATTTCCGGACGGTACTACATAGTTATAAATATCATAATCATTACCAATAAATGTTAATCCGTCATAATCAAATACACCTGATGCCGGATGCTGTATAGCATGTAAACTTGTGTTAGTATTAGCATTAAATGAACAATTTTTTATATTTACATTGTCATTCCATAATACAGCACTTCCACTGGTTGTAAGATGGGTGGTGCCTGAAAATACACAATTTCGTATAATCGGCTGTGCTAATGAAACAATTCCACACTGATCAACAGTATTACCAATAAATTCATGAGATGAACTAGAACTCAATGTTATTCCGTTGGCAATTTTATAAAATTTACATCCGTAAATATTGATTGTATTAAAATTTGTAGCATCCAGCTTTACAAGAACTCCTGGACCAGCAGATTGAATAGTGCACCCATTAGAACCAACTGCTGTATCTCCAGACCCTACTTTATTTCCAAGTACAAAGCTGTTGGTACCAGTACTATTACCTACCAAATCAAACACATAATAAGTATCTGTAATAGGTACTACGGGATTCTCAAAAACAAGAACAGCATCTTTGTCTTCAAAGTAACTATCACTTGTTCCAGCATCTCCAAATCTTAATGCGCCCTGAGCACCATAAACACCAGCTTGAAGTTCTCTAACTATTCCCCAACCATTTGTAGTAGATGCATCTTCTGCAACAATTTCAGAAAAAACTCCTGGATCACCACTAGTTCCCCCACCAATAAGCAGAGCATAGGTATCGTTAGCTACATAATCTATGCTGTCCCAGAAGAAGTTAGGTGAGTTACCAACAGCCTTTGTTGCCTGAAGTCCACCAACCCCTATCAAAGTTATTGCAGAAAAATTCGGTTCAGATGATCCTGCTATTTGATCGTAACTTGTTGGTGGATTAGATGTATCTAATATAAATCTAAACCAGCCCTGTCTGCTAAATGCTTCAGCATCACTTCCACCTACATAATAGCCCCGCTGATTGGTACCGTCTCCAAGAACAAATCTATAACCACCATTTGCCTGTGTTTCCGGACTAGCCAGTTTCATCCATATATATATAATTGAATTAGATACATTTGTACTACTTATTGTTTTTGTAAAATATGAAGCAGATGTACTTATCTGATCTCCTAAGCAGGCGCTTCCTTCTCTTTGAAAACCAGAATAGGCAGTACCATCAGACCAGCCAGTATTTGCATCACAACTATCTATTTGTGTCAAATTTGAAGTAATAGAAACTGTCATTTATCAAATCTATCCTTTAGAACAATTCCACACGCTACACATCCAAACAATGGGTGTTTATTTGGAGTCTGTATGCGCACAGATGTTAAATTAGGGAATAATAATTTCAAATCCTGGCCAGACCTTCCAAAAACATAAACAGCATCTTTGGGATGCTCAAATTCTTCTAGAGAGAGTAGTCCATCTTCATCAAATATTATTACAGGGACATCAAAATTTGGAAAAGGGTCTCTGTCATTTAACATGATAAGATTAGCACCATATGCAGAACACGTCTGCTCGTAAAGTGCTCGATCAGTATTGTTCTCAAATTCTTTTCCAAACCAGCCTTTGTCTCTATACGCTACAACTGTTATCATATATCTACATCTGGATTAGCTTTTCTAAATTCATCCAATGGATACCAATTTATCCACTGGCGATACTTTCCTAAAACTGTAACTTGGACATATTCAATTTGAATTGGTTCACCAGTAACAGCATCCATATTATTATGGACTATGACTTTCAAATCCTCTACCTCTCGTTCTTTGCCCTCTAGATCAACTATCATCATGGCAGTATTACATCCTCTAGATTCTTATTGTCTGTTTTATAAAGTGAAGATAATTCCTGTTTTAGTTCATGTCCACATCTATCACAAGTAACTTGCAAATAACTTTCTATATCTGGATATTGAAGCCATAAAGTAGATAAAAGCATTTTGCATTCTGGACAGAAAATATAAAGCATTCTCTCTTTATAGAATTTATGGGCCTTTATCTTAAGATCATTAAGAGCATCTATTACGCTGGCCTCTTTACTTTGCTTTCGTATTTTTCGAGTAAGCTGAAGATCATTAGAAATTTCTGAAATGTCTTTACGTAGACCACCGAGAATGCGATTTACCTTCTCAAGTATCTGAACGGATTGGTGGTCTACCTCTTGCCTAAGAGTAAAAGCCGTTTGTTCTAAATCCTCTAATTGAATCTGTGCCAGCACAAGTGCCCGTATTTGAATCATGTCATTTGACTTCATATCATCCATGTCATAATCATCTGCCAATTTTGCCAGAGTTTCGTTGACACGGGCTTCGAGAGTCTCTGGAGAAATAGAAAGGGCTCTTTCACGTTCGGCCCACATTTCCTCGAACTCTTCATCAGTCAAATTTTGATACTGCTTCAGATTCCGCATCTTTGCCTTATTAGGCAAAGTCAATCGTTCCTTTCCCATAATTTACCTATAAATCACAAGATGACCAGCCGCATTCTGTACAAATTTTACATCTTCCATTCAATTCCATAATTGTTCCACAATTTGGACAATAAATCTCTCTCTTTGCTTCAGCAAGTTTTATGACATCTGTATTCATGTCAGCATATACAAGCAAGCCCCCTTCTTCGACAATAATAACTTCTTCTTTTTCCACTGTTTCCTCTCTAATTATATCATAAAAGTCCCTGAATATGCTGAATTACAGCATTTTTCAGGCTGTTTTCGTCAAATTTTTTCAAACAATCGCGGTGTACAATAATGTTCAAATATATTGGTCTATCTATTGGTATAATCATTCTTGGCTGGTTCTTCAAAACTTTTTTGTTACAAAGGATGCACACAATATCTTTTGGTCGTCCTACTTTTCTTTTACTCATCTATTGAAGCCCTAGTGTATCTAAAAAGTGTTTTAGAAAGTCGCTCGGTCAAAAGTGTCCTATCGCCCGTGGCGATAAAATTCAACAGTCTGTTCAAATCTTCTCTAAGAATTGGAACAAATAAAACATCATGCCCATTCTCACATTTTCTGGCATCCTCTGGATCAGCGTACCATTTCTCACAATAAAAACAAAGATTTTTATCTATTTTCATTTTTCCAATACTCTAGCCTTTTGACGGCAATCTCACAAACACTGTCTTCAATTTCAATACCAACAATCTCATCCCAACCTGCCAATAGACCGCCAATCATTTCTGATCCTGAACCAGAAAATGGAACAAGCAATCTTCTAGGAGAATACTCATCAGGCGGTAATAATAATCGAGTCAAATGTTTTGTAAGTTTTATTGGCTTTACTGTAGGATGTGTATTCTTTACGACGGATTTTCCAACCGGTATTGATTTTTGGTTTTTACCAGCATTTTTTCTATCTCCGCTAATGCCAGTCATTCCTTGCTTAACAGTAAATCTCTCTTTATCTGGAAATTCTTCTAAGCCAGCATCGCGTTCTTCTTTTCTTGGTTTAGCGCAGTAGAAAAATTTTTCATAGGGCAGACCAACATCGCCACTCAAAATAACATTTGCTGGCCATCTACCACTATTTTCTGTTCTGGTGTAAGAATGGCCAGCGCCGTGTCCAAATGGTTTCATTCCATCATCAAACTGATTACTTGGAACGGCATCTATTCCGACCCTATTTCCATCAATCCACATCGTGCCGGCACCAGTTTCAACAATGCTATCAAGAGGCACTTTATCATAAGGTTTCTGAAAAACACAAATGGGCTCAAATGCCGGCTTCAATGCCTGTAGCCCATATCTATGCTCTTGCCAAATTTTTGCCAAATCTGTTGCTGGACCTCTCAATTCTATTTGATCTCGTATTTCTGCTGTTTCATAACCATCATGTGAAGCACTTGAGTGTGTTCCTATCTTGCCCTTTATTCTGGCTGTTCCGGTCAATTTTTGAACTCCAACTACTGGTCCTTCAACACCAGCACGTTTATCTAATAATTTACTTATATTGGTAGCCTTTGGGAAACCCTGTGCTTGTATCCATCCGATCATGGGATGAATAATAAAACCGGCGCTCTCAATTGCTGTAGCCATTCTATGATAAGTTCGTGTAGAACTGAAGGCCATGCATAGAGCACCAGGGTATAGCACCTCTCCAAGTAACTCCCACGTGAGCGGTTGAAATGCAATGTCTGTATCCCACTCTTGCCCCATGAACCCTCTAGAAGAACGTTGAAAAACTCCATCCGTACCATACTTGGCTGGAGCAGCATTTTTATTTCCAAATCTTTTTTTGATAGTATCTAAATTATAGGGTGGGTCACACACGATGGCATGAAATAAAGGGCCGTCATAAGAACGTGCCCAACTAATAACGTCTTGGTTAATTATTTTCCAATCCATCCTTGACAAACCTCTCAAAGTGATGTATAATGTCTTCAAGCTGATCTCTAAGCAATCGCTGCCGCTCTAGCTCGGCATCGTTGTTGCTGTGCTGAATGACAGCAATCATGGATTCATGGAAGCGTAGGCGGCGCTTGAGATAAGTATAAAACAAAGAGAGTGGGTCATAATTAGTCATGTATACATTATACCATATTTGGCTCCGTTTGTCAAGGTTCAATTTAGGAAATTTGGTACTTGACAAACCTTTTTATTTATGGTATAATCCTAGAGCGAACGCGAGGGGGAGGAGTATTAATTAAATGATATTAATAGAATCTAAAGAATCTTTAATTAACTTAACTACTAAAGTAGAATCAGTTAATACAATAGGATTAGATATAGAAGGTAGCGGACTTGATCCCTATACATCCAAGATACTTTTGATTCAGATAGCTCTGCCAGAAGAAGTATATGTAATAAATGCCGGAAGAGTGGACAATGACGCTCTTCTTTCTCTTTTTCAATTGATACAAGACAGAAAAATTGTATGTGTTAGCCATAATTCCAAATATGAAATCAAGATGATATATCATAATTATGGCGTACTGCTTACCAATGTCTTTGATACAATGATTGCTGAAACAATGCAATTTGCTGGTGTAGCCAGACCATATAATAATCTTGCTTTTGTTGCTTATAAATATCTTGGGCTTGATCTCAAAAAGGATGTACGTAAAGAATTTGAGGGCAAGAAAGATTTTGAATTTACTCAAGAACAGCTTGAATATGCGGCCAGAGATGCGGCTATACTTCTACCAATTTGTGAGGCTCAGAAAAAACTTTTGCAAAAGAATCAAAGTCCGCAAGTTTGGAATTTGGAAATGATGCTTTTACCCGTTGTAGCTCTGATGGAGTACCATGGCGTACTTCTTGATGCCGAGGCATGGGTTAAGTTAGCACGAGAATCAGAAGAAAAAGCGGCACACTATGCTATGACAATTAGTAATCATTTGGCTGAAAAATTTGATATTATTGCTGGCAAGTATAAAAATGCACTAGAGGCAGCAACCAATTTATGTATGCCAGTAAAACAGATGCGTAAAGCAGAGAAACAAAGGCTAGAGGCTATTACGGCTCCCGCTGAAATAGTCAACACGTTAGTGCCCATGATTAATCTCAATAGTAGTAAACAAGCATTACATGTGCTACAAAAACTGGGCGTAAAGACCAAAAGTTCTTCGCAAAAAGAACTACAGAAATTTAAAGGGCATGAATTTGTAGATATGCTTTTTGATTATAGAAAAGCTATAAAAGCAGGAACCGCTTTCGGAGAGGAATTTATTTCTGCTATTAATCCAGTCAGCGGACGTATTCATAGCGAATTCAATCAAATACGTGCAGCCACCGGACGTTTTGGTAGTAGTAATCCTAATCTTCAAAATATTATTGCACTGCTCAAGTATCGAAAATGTTTTCTGGCTAGAGATGGTTTCAAGATAGCCACTGCCGATTATTCTCAAATTGAGTTGCGTATCATGGCCGAGGTAAGCGGCGAACCACTTATGATTGATGCTTTCAAGAATGGCGACGACCTTCATAAATTGACCGCATCTATTATTTTTGAGACACCATTAACGCGTGTTACGGCGGCACAGAGACGTCGGGCGAAAAATGTAAATTTTGCTGTGATTTACGGAACTACTGAATATGGTCTACGACGTAACTTTGGTTGGCCACTTGATGTCGGCAAAGGTTATTTGAAAAGATACTTTTCACAGTATGTTGTTTTGAAAAGTTTTATTAATGCCGTAGGAAGTAAGGTATTACAACTAGGATATAGTAATACATTATATGGCAGAAAACGCTATTTTACCGTACCTTATAAGGTTACAAAACAAAATATCTACGAGATAAATAGAATAAAGCGGCAAGGAGTAAATCATATTATCCAGGGCACTTCTGCTGATATGATAAAACTTGCTATGGTAAAAATGTTCTATGAAAACCCATTTGATAAGGATTACACGCATCCTGATAACTTTAGATTTTTGCTAACAGTACATGATGAAATTGCAATCGAATACAGAGAAGATTTAGAAGACGAAGTAGAGGCATTTATTGGTGCTAAAATGACAGAAGCAGCTGCACCATTTCTAAAACAAGTACCAGTAGAATTTAAGATCAAAAAGGAATATTATTGGAGTAAATAATGGTCAAAAAGAAAGAAATCAGTTTCTTAGATGAAATTTTGGACAGATACGGTGAGGAAGTAGCAATACGAAAATACAAAAAGGGCATACCAGCCATTTCTACGGGCTCTTTGGGAATTGATGTATCTACTGGTATTGGTGGTATACCAAAGGGGCGCTTCACGGAAATTTATGGTGCAGATGGCAGCGGCAAGACCACATTATTATTAAATATTGCTAAACAAGCATTATTAGCTGGAGAACGTGTAGCATTTATTGATACAGAAAATAGTCTTGATTATGCCTATGCTCACGATATCATTGGAGATTTTGATAGTGACAGCCTTATTATTATTCAACCAGAAAGTGCGGAAGATTCTTTTGAAATTGCACTGAGTGCTATAGATCATGACTATGGAGTTATATTATTTGATTCAGTGGCAGCACTATCACCAGAAAAAGAGCTTGAAAATAGAATGGATAAGGCACAGGTTGCTTTGGCACCGCGTCTTACGTCAAAGTTCTTGAGAAAGGTTGCCTTTAAGGTTCGTCAAAAAGAGGTTGCATTTGTATTCACAAATCAAGTTCGTGCTAACATGGGCAGTTATGTTGGTGGGTGGACAACGCCTGCTGGTTATGCCCTGAAACATTATGTCTCACTTAAAATTTTTCTACAACGTAGTGATGAAATCAAAGATGGTGAAGATGTAATAGGGCACTTTATAAAATTTACTATCAAGAAGAATAAAGTTGGTAAACCATATAGACAGGCTACTACAAATATTATTTGGGGTAAGGGAATTGATTTTTATAGAGATGTACTTTCATTTGGAACATTGCTGGGCGTGATAAAAAATCGGGGGTCTTACTTTGGTTTTGAAGAAGAAACCATTGGAAATAAGCCCGGTGCGGCTAACACAGCGATAGCGCTTAAAGAAGATAAAGAGCTACTTGACAAGATTGTAGAAATGTGTTATAATGTAGCCGGTTCTAAAAGATATCAGAAGGAGGAACAAAAAAGTGTCGAAAAAGAAAATGGTGACGGGAAAAATGACAGTGGTTGAGAATGACAATGAAGCTGTTGCTACCTTTGATATGGATGAAGCAGGTAATCTTGTAGTGGGCGCAGACCTCAGCAAATTTATTGAAAGCATGAAAATTGATGAGATCGTTGCTCAGCCTATAATTGATAGATATAATAGCATGTTTGGTAAATTAATCTTAAATAAAGGCACATTTTCAGCCTATGAGCAAGCATTCTTTGATCTATTCATCTATGCACTTGCACTCAAGGTAAAATATGAGGGAGAACTATGAAAAGGGAAATTGGAACGGAAAGACTTTATTCTTTGGGCGACTTCAAGAACATCAAGTTCATGGATATTATTGTCGAAGTTCCACAAGAACTTGCATTAAATGATGACCTAGTGAATGAAGTCAAATTCCTTCAACTAGTTAGCATTGAATTGGCGTTTCGACGCTACATGAGACTGATGGAGGAGGTTCCCTTGGCTTGGGGTCAAAAATCAATTGAGGCACTAGAAAAGATTCGCCAAGATACTATTAACTCCATTACGTCATTACTAAAAAACGGAGACACGGAGGCTTAATATGCCATTTGCAGAAATTCCAGAGTTTGAATCTTCATTCAAACCAACAGAATATGTAAAACTTATTTCAGGTGTACCACTAACTATCAGAGTTCTTGATAAAAAGGCAGTCCATCTTGAAAAGCACTATATTCCGGCAAGTAAAATCAGTGTGCTTTGCTTGGGTGAGGATATCTGTCCAATTTGTCAGAATAATCAAAAATTGATGCGAGAAAATCCTGACGTGTCACCACGACAAATTCGTGGCTTTTTGGCACGTCAAAATCGTTACATGGTGAATGTCTTGAATCGTACCGTTGTAAAGGTAGCACCTAGCGGAAATATTACTTATCCAATTCAAGGCCAATTTCCGGCCAACGACCCACAGACTGGAGAATTACTTGTTAATATTGAGGCTAAGCCTCTTAACAAAGTACAGGTTCTAGAACGTGGGCCGACACTTTTTTCGCAGTTAAACGCAATTAATGATGCCGTTGTTGATCCAGAAACCGGTAATCCAATTGGTCTGTGGAATTATGATATTGTAATCACCGCTACTGGTAGTGGTCGTAAAATGACCACCAATGTCATTCCTTATCCAAATAAGAATGACGAAGTGAATGTACCAGACGAAGAGAAATTTGCTCTCGAAACTTTGGGCATTCGACTATCTCCAGAGGAAATGCTGAAAGCCCTTCAAGGAGTTTCGTTGAGAGATATCTTTGAAGCTCGAAGGGCCATGGATGACACTCTTGCTGCTGCTGAAACAGCAGTTAGTGAGGATGTTCAACGAAAACTTGATGAGCTATTTCCTCAGTAAAATGTAGGGGGTTTCGGCCCCCTACTATCATGGATGGGTGGGCATGGTTGCCCCTTGATACTATAGTTCGTTGCTAGTGTCGAGTAGCTGAGGTTCGATTCCTCACCATCCGCTTAGCCTTATGGCTAAATTTATAAAGTTGGGGTAAAACATGGAAGAACTCTTTAACAGTGGCGTTGAAGAAGCAGTTTTGGGTTTATTGTTGACAGATGGATATATAATATATGATATAAAAAACAAACTCAGTCCACGTAGATTTAGTGTACGGCACAATGAGATTATTTATCGGGCCATAGAAAGTTTGGCCGATGGACGAATTGAGCCAAATTTTGCGCTTGTGAAAATGAAGCTGGAAGATACTAATTTATTAGACGAGGCTGGTGGTGTAAAATATCTTGAATATCTTTGTCAGCACCATGAAAATGTAAAGAATATTCATGAGTACGTAAGAAGATTGAATGATGATTATAAAATTAGAAGTCTTCTTTCAATTAATGCAAAAATTCCTCATTATCTCAAGAAGAATAAGGGCGCAGTAAATGAAGTAATATCTCAACTTGATAAAGAATTGGATGATCTTATTATGGAAATAGATCGTCCAGATGTTGTGCTACTTAGCGACGCAGTTGATGAAACATTTGAACTTATTCTAAGAAAAAAAGATGAGCCTGGAATTGATGGCATGTCCACTGGTTTCACAGACATTGATCATATGACAGGGGGTTTTCTTAGCGGTGAAATATGGTATATTGGAGCCAGACCATCACACGGAAAATCAGCGTGGTTGATAAAAGTGGCATTAAATGTTGCAAAGAAAGGAAACCCTGTTCTTCTATTCAATCGTGAAATGAGTCTTAGAAGTATACAACAGCGTATGTTTGCAATAGTTAGCGGCGTTCCTCTTGAAAAGATACGCAGTGGTAATGGTCTTACAGAACAGGATATCAAGAAATTAGAAGCTGCAAAAGCAGAACTGAAGGAACTTCCGATTCATATTGATAGTAATTTTCAAGGCGACATTGATTATATCATAGCCACAATAAGAAAATACCACCAGCTTTATGGTATTAAGTTGGTTGGAGTAGACTACATCGGTATTGTAGTTGAACGTACTGCTGGCGAAGCAACTCATCTTTTGGGCGCTGCATCTAGAAAATTGAAGTTACTTTCCAATGAGCTTGGTATTACAACAATTATTCTTTCACAAATGAATAGACAGTGTGAGTTGCGAGAGAATAAAAGACCGCTTATGGCCGATTTGAGACAGAGCGGCAATCTCGAAGAGGATGCAGATATTATGGTAGCGCTGTATCGAGAAGCTGTTTATAATAATAACCACCCTGATAGGGATGTATTGGAATTTATTATACGAAAAGCTAGAAATGGCCCTATTGGGCAAATAAATTTGAAATTTGAAGATGAGACTGTGAATATAATAAATCAAGATTTAAGTGATCTATGGAAAGATAAAAAAGGTTTTATTTGATGGGTAATCCACAGAAAGAAAAGGGCTCACGATGGGAACGGGATGCTTGTAAATTATTAAATGAAGATTTTCCAGGCACATGGAAAAGAATCGCTCTGTCTGGTGCCATTGGCACGCAATTAGATATTCCCATGCTGAGGCCAGACGCTATTGGAAAATATGCCCACCTATCTAGAAAATTTGTTGGTGAGGCAAAAGTCGGTTATGGCGGTAAATCAATGACCATTAAGAAAGATTGGTTTGATGGTATTGATGAAATAGCTGAAGAAAATTATGCATTGCCAGTTGTTCTTCTGAAGTTTGAAAAAGCACGTACCGGCGTACGACATATTATATGTTTAAGTTTTGAAACTTGGAATGAACTTATGCGAGAAATGGCAGACATGTATCATGAATTACTGTTGGCTTATGAGAGATTAAATGGACACGACAAATGACATACGCTCTATTCTATTAAAAGAATGGCATAAATTAAAAGATACTACTGGAGAAGATGTATCATTATGGGACGTTTTCATTTCACTGATAAAAGATAAAGTTCCGGTGTACTTGGTAACTTTAAAAGCCGATATTTTTATTCTAAAATATATTGCTAGCGGTCTGTCAATAAATACAATTTTTCAAAGAACAGGTATCCCTAGCAAGGCCATCCGAAAGGTCGCCTTTACATGGGGTTTGACGCCCCTTGAAGAAACACTTGACTTTAATCCTCTTTTGGTGTATAATACGGGCATGAGTCCAGAATCGCTCAAGGCACACATGGATGAGATTTTACCTAGACCAATAAGTTTAGAGCTTTGTGAAATTGCTATAAACAATATTGAACGATATTTTGAACTGGACAGGATATTAAGGGAGGAAGACATATGAACATCGAGGACCTTCCCGATTTTGATGAGTTAGCTAATTTAACTACAGAAATCGGGGGGCTGAAAACCCAGATCATGCTAGACAAGGTCGCTTTAGAGCGACTGGAGGCCGAGATCACTGAGAAAGTCACATCTTTACCTCAATACCATATTGGTGGTAAACCACCCAGCATGGCATATATAAAATCACACTATCATGTACTCGGTTGCGATGAAGAAACAGCCCAAGAATTGGCAGAAATCAAGGGCATTTTAGCTGAGAATGAGGGCAAGCTAAAAGAGAAAGAGTTGCTGTTTCAAGTATATCGAGATATGATTGATGTTTGGAGAACGGAGAGTGCTAATAAACGCGGAGCATTCTTTGAGGGTTCTTGATGAAACGTCTTAGTGCGACTAGTATTGGTGACTTTTTAGAATGCCCTCAACGATTTTGGTACAGGACACATCATCCTGAGGCGGCCAAATTATCAGATCATGTAATATTTGGTGGTATAGTACACGAGGCCATAGAGAAATTTGACAATTTTGATGATGCTCTTGCTTGGGCACTGAAAGAATGGGAACTTCGTAGTCAGGATGGTAATTTTATGCCTGACAAGCAAGTAAAGAAACCTCCCAAAAGCTTTAAGCGCATGTTAGAAAATTACTATAAACAAATAGAACCAATGATAAATGGCGGCGAAAAGGAAATGTTCTTTTCGTTTCCGTGGAATGGTAGAACAGAAGAGATAAAAATAATTGGTAAGATGGACCGTGTTACTGATACTGCTGTCTATGACTGGAAAACTAGTGGTAGAAAGCCATCCAAGTATCAATTACACAGCATTCAATTTTATATATATGCATGGGCGTATAGAAATATTTATGGCAGAGATGCCGAAGTTTATTATGGATATCTTAATGGCGGCGATCTAATTCGAATTGATATTAAGCCAGCATTAGTAGATAATGTTACTGAGACTATTGAATATGTAATTGAGAACATGGATAAAAAGCCCATTAGAATTTGCGGATATCAGTGTAGTAATTGTTTCTATAGAGAAATTTGCTTTGCTCAATTAGAAGGAGCTTGGACACAGTTTTAATGAGTTGGATTATCGGAGAATACATCAGACAATTACCTTATATCAAGGAAAGGGCCGACGTTAACAGTGATTCATATAATAATGCTATAATGATAGAGATGGTCATTGAAAAAATGGCAAAAGATGGCTTACTATCTGAGCAAGAAAGCAATATTATGTGGGCGGTTTCTGCTGGCTATAGCTATTCCGAAATAGGACGATTACTTGGTTTACATCGTTTGACTGTTTCTCAGATATTTAAAACCGTTACAGATCGAATATCATATATTATAGGCGGGGAATTAACAGACGAGGCTTTTATTGAACGTATACAAGATATTGAGCCCCTAAATAAAGATGATATATCAATACGATTTAGAAAAGGAATATCTAAAGCATGATAAAAGCAAGAAGATGTTTTATGTGCAATACTCTTCTAAATAGTAAAGAGAGAGAAATTTGTTTTGACTGTGCGGTATTATTACTAAGGAGGTCTGATGACCGAAAAAGAATTACGATGTATTCATCGCCACACGATAGAGACACATCCAAATTGTTTTCGAAAGGGCTTAATAAAAAGGGATGATTGGTGGCACGATAAGTGCATTGCCTATTTGGATATTGAAGCATCTAATCTTGATGCCAATTGGGGCTTCGTTTTAACATGGTGCATCAAATATCGTGGCGAGGATAAAATTGTTAGTGACACCATCACACAGAAAGAACTTTATAACGGAATTTTTGATAAACGGATTATAAAAAGCTTGTTAGAAGAACTTAAGAATGTAGATATTGTCGTAACTTATTATGGAACTGGATTTGATATTCCATATATAAGGACCAGGGCTACTTTTTGGGGATTAGAAGAAGAATTTCCAGCATTTGGAAAAATGTATCACTGGGACCTTTACTATAAGGTTAGACGTGCATTCAAATTGAATAGTAATAGATTGGGCACGGTCACAAAATTTTTTGGTATCGAGGGTAAAACACATTTGGACCCTCAATGGTTTATGCGTGCAAAATATGGGCATAAGAAAGCTCTGAAAGAGCTTCTATATCATAATGAAGAGGATGTTATAATTCTGGAGAAATTGCACGACTTGTTATGGAGGCACGCTAAATGGATAAGAAAGAGCATTTAACAGACAAAGAATTTGAAAAAATGTTAAAGGAGGGCTATGATTTTGATGATGTAGTAGGACAACGTGTATCATTCAGTGTTATTGGTATGCGTGATGTTGATGGCAGATGGAAAGTTGATGCCAAAGCAAACTTTGCTCTATCTGTTGATGGAGTGTCATGGGCAGATAAAGATATTCCTGTTTCAACTGTAGATGATGACTATGATTCAGCGCTTGCTACTACTATGTTGGCAATGGCCAATGCAATCAATAGCCCTAGATTTTTAGCAAGTCTAAGGCGAGAGCTTGATTTACACAGTGCTCTACCAAAGGCAAAGGATATTCAATGAGCAACGAGGAAAAACTTAGCGTTCTTTCTCTAGCGGGCTCGGATACATATGTGATTAGAAAGAGCAAAAATTCACGTTTTTTCATTACGACACCTGACACTATAATTATAGGAAAGGACGGTTTAGTTTTTCTTGTAAACTTTCTAGTAAAACATGGTTTTATCAGTTCGAGAGTGCTAGAGGGAATACTTGAAGAGGCAAATACAGAGTAGGAGGTAATTATGCATTGCCCCACACATCCAAGATATACTGCAAAACGTATGCCTAAGAGCAATTGTTTTTCTTGTTGGCGACTTTACATAGAGAAAAAGGGTATTAGTGTTTTAGAGCTTTTAGAACAGTCAGCAGTAACTGACACCAGAGCCGCATGGCTAAAAGAGCATATTGATAATATTACTTATGCTCCATTAAAATCGGCTGCAGAAGACGAGAAAGAGGTAGCTGTCGCAACATTTATTACACCAGCAAAATTTGTTGAAGAGAAAGACCTTGAAGATGATGATACAAAACCAGTTAGAGGAGTTAGAATATGATAATCCTCATTGGTGGTCGTGCCGGTGAAGGTAAATCTACTTTTGCTGCGTTTTGTGGTGATTATCTATTGAAAGACCTTGATATAAGTTCTGTTGTAGTTCCATTTGCGGCAAAAGTGAAAGACACTGCTTTTGAAATGGGCTGGGACGGTAATAAAGATGAAAAAGGCCGAAAACTTCTGCAGGAAATTGGACGAATCGGACGAGAATATGACATTGATCTTTGGGCTAATCATGCTATTGAGTATATAAAAGATTGCGATGCCCAAGGCTTTGAATATTACTTTATTGACGATTGGAGATTTCCCAATGAAGCAAAAGCCGTAAAAGATCATTTTCATCCAGTAGTGCTAGTTAGAATGCGAAGACCAGAAGAATACCACACTCTTTTTGGCACGGCTATGTATAATGATGTAAGTGAAGCATCTTTACCAGATGAAGATAGTTACTATGATTACGTAATCAATAATAACAAAAGTTTAGACGACTTGAAAGCTAAAGCTAAAGAGTTCGTTGACGAAATTCTCAAAAAAAGGAGAGTATAATGTTAACAATTACAGTTGAACAAATTTTTACATTTGCAGTAGCAGGTACACTGTGGTCACTAGTTCTTGAGTATTTTCCAGCATTAAATAGCTGGTATAATGCTCTGAGTGACCGCGTTCAGCAACTAGTCATTCTTGGTTCAGGTTTAGTGGTAGTGCTTGGTGCCTTTGGTTTCAATTGTTTGCAATTGTTTTTTGATCTTCCATGGGCTTGCACCTGGCTTGGCCTAAAAAATGCAGCAGTTGCATACTTGACCTTTGTATTTGCAACACAGGGTACATATCTAGTTACTCCAAAGGCATCTGATGAATAAAGATGAAATCAAATACCATGATGTATTAGATGCTGGTTTGATTTCATTCTGTAAAAACAATTTATCACCAAATGCACTGGTCATTTTGGGCGTATTCATTGATAGTGATGGTACTGTGAAAGTAGATACTGAGCAATATGCTTATTTGGTGCAACTATATTTGGAAATTGGCGCCCGTACTGGGGGCGAATTTAATGGTGTGCTAGATTTTGATCTGGGCGATGGCCCTTCGGCCATTCGACCTGGGGCTGAAACTGACACGTTGCTGTAGATTTTTGATATAATTAATAAACCAAGTGGGGGAGGGTGACTCCTCCCCCACACAATCTCATCAAATAGCGCTTGACAAAAAAGCCGTTTTATGCTATAATACTGTCACTTGGAGCTATATTGTCGAGTAACTCAACTGGTAGAGTGGCTCCCTGTTAAGGAGATGGTTGGGGGTTCGAGTCCCTCCTCGACAGCCTGAAGATATGCACATTAACAATTGTACTATAATATATGCGGGGGATTAGGTTAGTGGCTAAACCAGCAGTCTCCAAAACTGCCACCGGAGGTTCGAGTCCTTCATCCCCTGCCTATGCCCTGTACCCCTTACGTTGGTTTACACCGTAGTAAATCAAAGACGCTGTTTGAACAGGCAGGGCTGGGAGTGTCAAAAGGGGTTGAATGGCACTCCGTGCTGCAGAGTCGTCTAGTGGTAGGACAGCGGACTCTGAATCCGCTTACGGAGGTTCGAATCCTTCCTCTGCAACCTGAAGCTAGGTCGTCTAATGGTAGGACACGGGCCTTTGAAGCCCACGATGGCGGTTCGAATCCTCCCCTAGCTGCCTAGGAGGTGCTATGTCAATACCAACATTGACTCTTTTATCTACAATTTTAGCCATCGTTGATGATGAACAAGAAGAAATAGATCATGTCTATTATTATGATGATAAAGACGGCCCAATCAGCGAATCGGATAAAATGGATGAAGAGCTAGAAGATATCGAATATCGAACAAAATTTGATAGGAGGTAGGTTATGCGGTAAACCGTCGGGTTGTGGCCCCGATAAAGAGGGTTCGAATCCCTTCCTCCTGACCTTGGTCTTGTGGTGTAGTTTGGTCTAACATGCTTCCCTGTCAAGGAAGAGATCGAGGGTTCAAATCCCTTCAAGACCGCCTTTGCCGATATGGTGAAATTGGTAGACACAGTTGCCTCAAGAGCAATCGCCGAAAGGCATGTAGGTTCGAATCCTACTATCGGCACTTATGGAGACATGGCCGAACAGGATAAGGCGCTAGTCTTGAAAACTAGTGAGGCCGTCAGGCTGTGCAGGTTCGAGTCCTGCTGTCTCCGCCTATGGTGATACCTTTTATTGGCTTTGATTTATTATTGCATGCGCCCTTTGGATATGACCGTATACCATTTGCAGGGCATGTATGGGGGATTTGTTTCCATCCTCCACTTGATTTTCATGTACTTATATGGATAAGTTAGGTCAGAAACCCAATCGGCTAGGGAAGCGTCTGCAAAACGTTTTTTGGTGGGTTCGATTCCCACTCTGACCTCCTTGTGACGGCTTGAGCCCACGCTGTACAATTGTGCAGAGGAAACTCAGGACTACTCCGCTTAAGGTGGGAGGACTATCAGTAGGCAGGGGCCACGGTGAACATAAGAAACCACCCCCGAAATTTAGTCCGATTTACCACCGAGGTAGCAATCCTAAATTGCCTAGTGGGTGAGCGGCACTATGATGGCGTGGTTGGAGCAGTAACTCATAAAGAGTTACCACCGCAAGGTGAGATAGATGTGGGCAGGTTTCTAACATTAGAAATCTAACAGAATTCTGGTTACGGAGCCGTCACATGCATAAACTTAATTATCGTAAGACGTGGAAAGAATTTGGCAAGAGAATCCGAATAATTAATGGTTATCCCGCTTGTAGATGGCCCAGAAGAGGTTGTGGTCGATATTGGAAACGGCAATTGAGCAAGGCTCGTCGCAGAGCGTGGAAAGACCCACATCAAAGAGGTCTTCTACGTTGGGAACGTGAATGCAATTGGAAAAATTGGTGAAAAGATGACAGATATATCACTTACTGGCGGAGTCAAATTAGTAGAAAAGGCTCCAGAAAATTTAGAAATTGGAGAGGGTACATTTCCAGCCCATGGTGGAAAATTTAGAGGAGTAAGTGTCGGAAGAAACGACTATGGTTACTTCGTCTTTACTCATAGAACTAATTCCAAAGAGTACAACTCTCCAGCAGATATACCTGACGAAACTATTACATTTGTCAGAAGTACAGGATAATAAATTATAGCATTGTGGAATGTTGGCTGAGTGGCTGAAAGCGCCTCCCTGCTAAGGAGGTAGACGGTAGTACTGTCTCGAAGGTTCGAATCCTTCACATTCCGCCAGCCGATGTAGCTTTAATTGGATAGAGCGACCGCCTTGTAAGCGGAGGGTTGTGGGTTCGAGTCCCACCTTCGGCTCCAAAAAGTACTTGACAAATCATAGATTTTCTGCTATAATATGACAGCACATTAACAATAGAGGGCTTTTAGCACCTGTAGGCTAATGGATAAACCGCTTGGCTACGGACCAAGAGTTGGAGGTTCGAATCCTCTTAGGTGCTCCTTTGGACGTATGGCTGAGTCTGGTTGAAAGCACCGGTCTGTAGAACCGGCGAGGTTTGTCCTCCACGGTGGTTCAAATCCATCTGCGTCCACAATGCCGGTGTGGTGAAACTTGGTAGCCACGCACGCCTTAGAAGCGTGTGCCTTCGGGCGTAGAGGTTCGAATCCTCTCATCGGCACTTGGGGCTGGATATAGCGATTACATAGCAAACAACTATACTTTGTTTATACGTTTTATATCGCTATAGTTTTTGCCTCTTTGATTTGTGCCTGTAGCTCAGTCGGTAGAGCATCTGTCTGAAGAACAGAGGGTCATGGGTTCAACTCCCATTGGGCACACTGAGGGCTGGATGTGATGATTACATAGCCAAAGGTTATCACACAATCTATATCATTGCAGCTTTTGCCCTGATATATTGGGGCTATGATAGTAATGGGGAACTATCCTCGTTTGCACCGAGGCATTCTGGGTTCGAATCCCAGTAGCTCCACAAGGACCAGCCGTAATTTATAGGATTATGGGCTGGGACCTGCCGTGGTTTTGACGATTGTACCATAAACAAGCGTCCTCTGGTCCCCTTAACGGGAACTCGAACCCGCATGGCAGTTTCTGGTCCATGCCTGCCTTATCAAAAATGGGCCACATTCGGGGTGTGGTCGAGTGGTTAAGGCGCGCGGTTTGGGGCCGCGAAATCGCTGGTTCGAATCCAGCCATCCCGACCTTGATTTCTAATTAAGCCCTTTAACATTTATATAGCGGGGTGGACAAGTGGTTAAGTCGCTCGCCTCATAAGCAAGAGATCGAGGGTTCGAATCCCTCCCCCGCCACCTTTGCCGGTGTGGTGAAATATGGTAGACACGCCTGACTTAAGATCAGGTTCCTTCGGGAGTGCAGGTTCGACTCCTGCCATCGGCACTTGGGGTTGGATGCCTTGATTACATAGCTTTGAAAAGTTTAATGAAACTTTTATCCATTTATCCATTTATCATGGCAGCTTTTACCTCATTTGCTTCTGTAGTTCAGTGGAATAGAACAACGGTCTTCTAAACCGGAGGTCGCAGGTTCAAATCCTGCCAGAAGCGCCTAGGAGGGAACTGTGTACAAAGTAGCAATAGTAGGTAGTAGACGTTTTAATGACTACAACTTTATGCGGCGTGTACTAGACCCCCATGTTAACGATATCTCAATGATTATCTCTGGAGGAGCAAAAGGTGCAGATACACTGGCACAAAGATATGCAAGAGATAATGGAATACCAATATATATTATATATCCTGACTATAGAAAATATGGAAAAGTGGCACCGTTTCGTAGAAATGTAATAATTGCAAATCTTGCAGAGAAAATGATAGCATTTGCTTATTCAGATAGTCGGGGAACAAGGCATGCTGTCAACAAAATGAAGCAACTTAACAAACCAGTAGTAGTAATAGAATTGGACCAGTAGCT